CAAGGAAAATGGAGAATGGAGCCTTGCAAAGGGAATTAAATATATTATATCACTTCTCATCTTATTTACAGTCTATGGCGTTTCTTTACAAGGACAAACAGAAAGCCCCTTATCATTTTTGATATATCTGGCGATACTCATTCCTTTAATTGGCCAGACCATACAGCTAAATTTGCCCCAAGAGCAGCAGAAATCTTTCTTTTACTTTTACAATCCTTTCGAATGGTTTATGGAAAAAGGCGACAAGTCGCCTACGGCGTCATGTGAAATGTTTCCCACCGGCTCCGAAGACACAATATACAATACGCCGAGCAATTGGGTCAATCATCTATCCTTCTTTTTCGGATTCATCATTGCCAATGCCGTAGCTATTTACAACGAGCCTACACCCAAGCCGAGTGGCAATTCTGAAGAAGCTATAAAAGCAAGCGCGGCAAATATAGGGCGTCGTGTTACAAACAGAAAGTGGTTGGCTGGAACAATTACAGCTCTTTCCATATTCGTCTTTTTAGTCATACTCATGTTCCGTTATAACAAGACGGAGTGTGAGAAAAGTTTCTGGATTTCTTTCATCCCTATTCTCATTACGACATTCACAGGAGTTTCTTGGTTCAAACTCGTGCAAACCAAATGTGGCGTCAGGCCGGCCGATGTTCTGGGAATCGTCCAAGGAATGATTCCCTCGCAGCTCATAGATAATCCTATTGTGTGCGTGGGGTCCACTTAGAACCCCGCAAATCCCTGCCACAGAAACAAGTGCCGTCCAAATTCCGCGAGATTCTTTCCAGGTAGGTTTCCCATCTGGACAGATTCAAATATACTCTCGCAATATTCTCGCCACAGGCGCCGAAGGCTTTTATTCGTGAGCAATTCAGGGGCACCTAACCCCACCCCGTAAGGAACACCCCTCTTGCCAAGCCGCCGATTCACATCCTCGTGGAATTCCCACATCCATCGCCCACATTCGCCAGGCACTGGTATTCCATGTACTTTCCGATATTCTTCAATATGCTGCCGACATTCTATGCAGGGCACAACAGTTTCCAAATGCGCAAACAGCCAATCCAGCTCCCTCTTTTCATCCGTCGCCATTATATCGGGAGCCTTTCCAGCACGATATCCTATTCGGTGTAAAACCGCCCATAAATACGGTCCCCACACAGAAGGAAGAGGCATTCCACCCCTACTAAAATTGAATTCGCCGAGCTTTCTAGTAAATTGTCCGCACCCCACGAGCCACAATGTCCAACCAAGTGACCGTAAACTCTTACCCCGTGGTTGCAGAAATCTGGACATTATTTGAATCATCCCTTTTGACACAAGCCAGGCGTCTAGCTGAAGACATCGCCAAACGCCAAGGAAAGGACCCCAAAGAGTTGTGGGCTCTCATCAAACCCCAAGTGAAGATAAACCTCCTTGATGCCGAGTTCCCAGAGCCACAGCTGTGTAAGCACTTCCTGGGAAACAGAGACGGTGCCATTGAACTTCGTTGTAGGGCGCCCTGCACTCTAGGCTTTGATGCGTGTCCCACCCACATTCATACCCCCCTCGTTACCGAGTCCAAACATCCGCTCGTCACATCCATAAAATCGGCCACTGGTCAAACATATTACAAGGATGAAAAAGGCCTTGCGCGGGATAAGAATGGCAAAATTCACGGCATTGTTGAGAATGACGTTCTGTATTTGTTTGAAGAAGCCTGACAAAAACACAGGCATAAAATCCTCCCCCTATAAAATACTAAATGGAGAGAGACCAAGGCTCTAACAACGGCGGCAACAAGCCCGCCAAAAAGGCCTCCAAAAAACCCTCCAAAAAGTCTTCCACATCAAGCACTCTCCCAATCGTTCCCCAAACCATCGTATTCATACGCACCCCATCTCCTTTCAACATCTTACCAGACCGCTACTTCCATCCAGTCCTGCAAAACACCCTCGATTTTTTACCCCTCAGTATGAAAGAACGCAATCAATATATCGAAAAACACTTTCCGTTTTATTCGCCCTTTGCAGGGATGCCAGATTCACAGTTCACCATCAGCCAAAAAGATCCTTACACGGCACTCTGGTCAAAAGAAAAATCGATAGCTATTCGGAGGTCAGTGGTCAAAATCATGCGATTCCGTTTCGTATTCCGCAAATTCCTCCACAAATGGCGATTCTCCAGAATAAAATTGGCAAACACAGAAGACATCTTAACCTCAGAGCCTCCCCAAAAACCAGTGTATATCGTAGACTGGTCCAGAAGACAAGCACACGTATTTGAAGCACAAACACTCATGAAAGATATCACGGCGCGCCTTCAACATCACGACGGCCTATTCGAGGACCCACAGCCACCACGCAATCCATTCACAAACACACCTTTTACACTGGTTCAAACAATTTCCGCATGGAATTCCATCAGCGAAGCAGGAATCGCTGTATCTTCTGTCTTTACTCTGTATCGTACCGCGCGGTATTGTTATCTAAGATTTTTTGAAGAGAATCTCTTATATCTAAGGCTGAGTGCACATCGCAAAACATTTCAAGAAGAAACTTCCTACGATTATAAAGAACGAATGTTGGATTTCATACATTTATGCTATACTGCCGAAACCCTTGAATATAATGCTGCAGCATTTTCGTATATATTATTCAACGAGCCAAAAAACCACGTTATACAAAAATGGAAACGCCTCTGTGAGAAATATCATGAGGCAGACATTATATTCTGGAATGATTCAAAAAAGGCTGACGATATAAAAGAAAGGGTTCTTGATGATACATATGATATACTTAGCTCCCAAAACTATATTTTATCTCTATATAATCGGATGATAGAATAGATGGCGGCCGCTATGACCCCCAGACAACTTTTGGAAATCCGGCGCGTAAGGGCAATGGCTTCTTCTGCGCCAAATACTCCAGAAAATAATTGTTTCAGAGGTGAAAAAGGCGATAAAGGCGACCCAGGCACTCCAGGCACTCCAGGTCTTCCTGGAACACCTTTGGGCAATGTCCTCTTAGTGGATTTAGTGAATCCACCTACAAACATTAATTCATTTAGTTCTATAAGTGATGCCATTGCGGCAATTACGACAGGTAACCAAAGTAATCAAACTATATGGCTTCTTCCTGGCATACATATATTACAGAATGAAATAGCCATTCCACAAAATTGTTCTATACGAGGAATCTCTTCGCAAACCGTATTTATAAAAATGGAAAACGTAATTGCAGATACAATAATGATTACTATGGGAGATCATACATCTATTGAAGATTGTACTATTCAATTAACTGCATCAGAACCGCATAATTTAACGTGCATTCATTTTCTAGATGATTCTACATTTACATCAAAAGTCAAGGGGTGTAATATATATGTGGAAAATTTTGATGAAGCTAATTTGACAGATGTAACAGGAGTACTTGCAGATGGATTTGGTGTAAGAAATACAGATTCAGAACTAATTGAACCCGCGAATTCAGGTTCTTTAGCATGTATTGAAAATTCAACAATACAAATTATTTCTAATTACGGTGGAAGAAAAAGAGGTATTTATGTGACAGGAGGAGCAAATGACTTTACGAATATAGTAGCTATAAAAAATACAAGTATATTTATAAAAAATCCTAGTACAGTCGACCCCTCAGGAACTCTTCTAGGCGGCTACTCGTGGTGTGCCGTTGAAAATAATTCGGCACATAGTAAAATAATATGTTTTACATCTATCTTATCCGGTCCAACCACTGCATCACATCTAGACAATTCCGATATTTCACAAACATTGGGTGAAATTATTATAGGAGAAGGAACAACCCTTGTAAATAAACGACCAAGGTTAAAACCGTCTTCTTCATTATTATGCTATCCATTCAAAGCTTTAACAGATACAACATCGCTCTTCTATGCAGCAATAGGAAAAATCAATAATCATACCTTAAATGAAGATGGATTTTTACTTCCTGGAACAATGATGATACAGAATTATACATATCCTTCGTCTGCAGTTCCTACGTATAATTTCCAATATCCTATACCTAACGCAAAAGTTAAAAGCGCATATTACACTATCACAAAGAGAAGTATTTTAATGTCTGCTAGAGTAAGGCTGGCAAAACAACAATCCACCACTATTACTTCGGGAACGACATTTAGCGTATCAGTTAAAGTATATTACGACCTCGCAACGAATGTTGTGTCGACTACTCAACCTCCAGAACAACTGTTCTTAGTTAGGTTAAATAACATTGATACAGATGAAACGTATAATTCAAATTCTGGAGTTTTTCTATTGGAAGAGGGAGGACAGCTACGTGTAAGTATGACCTATACTGGAGGTAGTTTTAATACAGGCGAGGATTTATACGTTCAACTAGAGTTATATTAGACGGGTCTAAACTTACCTGTATTAGATAGACAAGTGCGATGGAGAATATTCCTTTCACGGTCCATGGAATAACTGGCAGAAATGCCGATGAAGTTATCCCAGGGATGTGGCTAGGAAATTACAAGGTTGCGGTGGATTCTCAGTGGCTCGGTGAAAAAGGGATTAAATGTGTATTCAATTGCACGAAGGATATTCCGTTCGTGGAGGCCATCCCCAGGAAATACCGAGTGCCTGTGGATGACAATCTAGAGGCCGAGGAAATCCGAAATCTTGAGCTGTGGTCGTATGAAATCGTGTTTAAAATGACGAACGAGTATAAAACCGGCCAGCCGATGCTGGTTCACTGTGCCGCTGGTATGCAGCGCTCGGCTGCATGCATTGCGATGTTTTTAATCGCGAATAAAAACATGACCCCAGACCAGGCGATTTCTTATATTCGCAGCCAAAGAGAAGTCGCTTTCCATCCGAATGCCAATTTCCGTGAATCGATTGAAGGATTCTACAGGTCATATCAACGTGAGATTGTCCCGACGATGTCTATGGCATCCACATTTTCTTAACTAAATCTAGATGGCGGCTTTGGGCAAAAGAGAGCCGCCTTTCTATGAGAAGGTAACCCTGCTCACAGAAAGATTTATGCGGGACGGAATCCCAGACTACGAGGATCTTGCTCTCGTGACGCTCCCCCCTGGAACAGTGCTGTTCCGTGGGCTGAAAATCCCTAACCAGGCGGCTGGTGTAGACCCGCGCCTATTCTACAGGGATTTTCTGGGAGACCCCGAAGGGCGAGATAATGTGTGTATGAATTCCACACACAATACTTTCTTTTACCCCTTCCCCTATGTGGCGTTTGGAGCTGACCAAGTTGGCCAAGATTTTGACATGATGATTATGGTTGTTCTCGTTCATCCTGTGAACGTTGTCTGCTCCATAAGCCCGTCGCAATCGGTTCGCGGCACTGCAAAGGCGTTTTCAGGAGATGCGCCGTTCCAGCGCTGCGATGGCCTGGTGGCCAAGATTCCCAGATGCCATCCTCTGACGGAAAAAGAAAAGGAAGATTCGCAATGGGACAATTGCTTGAATCCTAAATACCAGGTCGCTTCTGGAACACGTGGCTGGATGGCCATTGCGCAGAGAGATGCGCTGAATACGAAAGTTGTGCGTGAATGGGGCAAGGCAGGGGCGCCGAAGAAGGAGACGTATATGTGGGAGTATATGAATGGGCTGAAGGCTCGGCACCCAGATGTCTGTACGGACTTACTAGCATCCTCTTACACAGACCACAACAAAAACAACGGATTTCCGGAAATTGCCCTATATCCTTTCAAGACCCATCTGGGAGAAAAACCGTATAAACAGAAATGCTCTAGTGTGGCGACGGCAATACGTCTTATGCAGAAAGAGGCGGAGAAGGATAATTTCAATTATCTTCCTGTCGCCGCATTCACGAAAGATGGTGTAATAGATATGGTAAATGGTTTCTTTACTCAAGAAACTCTGGGTCTGTCTGCAAATGCATTTAATACTTCGGCGGCCAGCAAGCAGCCGGCCATTGAAAGCGTTATCAAATCGCATATGGAAAAGTTACAAACACAAGGAATTGTCTTACCTGTATATGGTCGTGGCCTCTTATCATTTGATACGCGCACGGGATTCTACATTCTTCCGCAAGTCGTTCCGCGGAGTTTAGTGGTTGTTAATAAGGAGCAGGAGCAGCAGCAGGATCAGAAAAAACAAGCGCCAGTTCCTTATGCAAGGCTGTGTATTCCTTTGGCAAACGAGGCAGATAAGAGACGCGTGACAAATTATAAGATGATGTTTCGTAATTTTTCCCTCTTACATTTCATGAAGAATTATGGGATAGAAACAAAGTTTGGCCTGAATCGTGCCATGATATTTGAGCGGCCTCCTATTTTATCGGCGCTGTTCAAACTATTTGGAATGGGAATGCCGAAAGAATTTATATATGGACTCAAACGTGCCACCGCGACAAAAGCGGAAGATGAGGAGGCGTTGAAGAAACTTGGTCAAGCGGCCTCTAGCCTTGCGGTGTCGGCTGCTCCTAGAGCCGCTCCTCAAGGCAGCCCAGGCAGTCCAGCGTATGCCGGTGTTACTCCTTCAGGCACTCCTCCTGGCTCTCCTGGCAGTCCAGCTTACGCAAACGTCACTCCTCCTGCCTCTTCTGCAAATACAGAACACAGCGCGAGGTTCGAAGAGGCAAGGCAGAAGTTGTTGGGCAATGAAATCACAAAACAAAATATAATAGGTGGATTTGGAAAACCCGTCAATCCGTTTGGATTAAGAGAAAATGAGATACAAGAGCTACAGAATACGAAAACACCGGAATCTCCCAAGTATGTGCCTTCAACGCCTAGAAGACAAGAAGGAGGAACACGTAAAGTTGCTATTGCAAAGGCTAAGGGTCGTAAGACAGTAAAGAACAAGGCAGACAAAGGCAAAACGCTATACCATGTAGTATCGAGTTTCCATAAAGTGTGGGCATCACATGGCAAAAATTGAACGCCCCTCCCTGCACAACCAAAGGTCCAAACCTTCCTACGTCTAACTATGCTGAGAACTATCATATTCTTAGCATACTTCTCATTTACCATGCAGCAGCAGAAGCAGCAACAGCAGAGCGCCTCTTCTACGCCTAAGAGTTTTGCGCCTTTAGCGCCTAAGCCTTTGCTGCCTAAGCCTTTTGTCCCTAAGGCGCCTATTCAATCGCCCATCCCCCGTGAGAAACAAGTTGCCATTGTGCTCAAGGAAGATGATATCCGTCGTCAAATGTGGGATACAGGCAATTCTGCCGCCGCCGCCACAGAAAAGAGGCGCCTCGCCGAGCTGGCGAAGTTGGCATCTCCTAACCCTAGGCTCTCTGTCAAAGACGAAGGCCAAACTCTAACATATATCCGATTTCCAATCTTCCTTGCCCTGTTTATATTTGCCTTCTGTCTGCGAAGCTCCATATATAAGTCCATCCGCTCCCACTTACTCAAATACAACAAGCAGCTGGAGATTCGGCGTAATACAAGTCATGGGTTGTATGCCATAGGTGTCAAAGAAGAGGTGAGGCATAATCTTCAGCTACAGCATCCTCTCATACGCTCTCGCACAAATCTTTCGAAGGGTGACTTATCGGTCTAAAAAAATGGCTATAGTATTACTCAGCCCAATGTCACCCACACCTCGTCGTTCTTTGCGTCTCGCTGGAAAGGAGCCTGAGCTTACCGCCGCCACGCTGCCTACTTCTGCTTCTGCAAAGAGCAGCAAACAAGAAGTTTCCACCGAATGGAAGGGTATGAGCTTCCATGTGCCTCGTATGGACAACTGCCTTCTTTTTGGTAAGTTTCTCGCAGCAGCTCTTTCTACCGCCACTGTGCTAGCGACTTATACTTGGGGCCAGGTCAAGAGCTAATGCCAAGGCATAGCCCTAAAAATTGAATCGTAGCGCCGCCGCCTGAAACAGGTCAGCTTAACAGCAGACAGCAGAAATGGCTCTACAGCCAAGATTTCAAGACGTTCTTCACCTTGTAATGTGGAATGGCTATGCCGCCGACTGTGGGGCGGCAATCGCCACATGTAGAGAGACATGGACCGATGATAGGGTCTGGTATCCGTTCGGCATTAATATCCGCTACGGCCCCCAACAAAAGACCCGCCTACAGGCAATTTCTGACCATTGTATTCCTTTAGACAATGGTAAGAAAACGGTAATTCGTGATGAGCGTAAAAAGGGAGACCCGAAACCCAAGCTGGTCATGTATAAGACGCACGATTACTTCCTGAGGCGGGTGGAAGAATTGAGGGCGCATGCAAAGGCGACCGGCCATCAAAAGGCGTTTCAAAGAGCTCTAGATGCAGGGGACGCAGAAGGAAAGACTCTTCTCATTCACGCCGCCATAAAGAATAATATTCCACTCACTGACTTTCTCATTGAAAATGGTGTAGACGTCAATCTCCTGACGAATCGTGGAGGGAGTGCACATCACTTTGCCTCTAAACATTCGGATAAGACACACGTGGGTAAGCTCATTGACGCAGGCGCGAAATATGAAGATGGTTACGGGGTTGAGGGGCCATTGCCTATTAAGTTTGAGGATTATATGTATTTCTGGCGCACTGCTGCGAATCTTATGAACGCTCCCCGTATTAACGACATGCGTATGCCCGACATTCGTATGCACGACATGCGTATATACAAGATTGATGAATACGAGTTTAAGATTAATGGCAATGATGTTCCAAAGAAAAAGAAGCGCGCACACGATGAGAAGCTCGCAAACCCCCCTCCTCACGTCAAGGCCTCTCTGTTTAAGAAGCAGTTTGGCCGTAAGTAAGGATTAAGCGAAGCAAAGCGAAGTGGTATCCCTTTACATAGGGTGCAAAGCTCACATAGGGTGCAAAGCTCACATAGGGTGCAAAGCTCACATAGGGCGCGTCACAGATAAACGAAGGAAGTTGTTCGGCTGCATCACAACGGTCATCGTAGAGCCAACGCCAGCCTCAGGGTCAGCATTATTCCGCGAAACCGTGTCTGTGCGATTCGGAATTAGCGCATTGCTAATCTCAATGGAGATATGGAAGCACTTATCCGCCTCGGCCACAGAAGGAAAATACGCCCAATTCACCTCGTTACTTAACGGATAATACTGAACATTCCCACTGTTCAAATTGCTCACCCACCAGCTCATAGGCAGCGACTTGAAGACGTTCTGGTTCGCCTCAAACCCATCGCCCAGAGCGGCAACATCTGCAGAAGGGACTACGCCCTCCGCTGCAGGAGAAACCCCACTGTAAAAAGTATCGTTGGCGCGGGCATCATCCACCAGGCTGGCAACATGGACAGGGGAACTTACGGGCATTATATTATAGAGTTATGCTTTTTATTTAGACCAGTATGCCCCTGGGTCCCTAGGCTCCTGCCCCCTTAAAAATTTCAAACGTATTCTAGATAATGCCAGATACATATATTGTAAATCCACTTTCGAAGGAACCTGAAACAAGGAAAGAAGAGCCTCCCGAAGGTAGGGATATATCCTTATGCTGCCTTGCCTATTTATTCTGTTGCCTGCCAATGATTATGGGATCTTAGGATCCGCTAAAGGGGCGACGATCGTGCCGAAGGCACTAGCCCCAATAACACCCCCTCTCCACACTCAGCGCGCCCCCAGGGGTTTCTTCTGACGAAGGATACACCCAATTCTCATTCCACAGCCGCGATATGAATTCATGCTTCTCCCAACGCCGCCCCTTGATTCCAAAAAACACCTGTACCGCCCCACCCATGACAATACAAATCTTCCCACGCCGTTTCAACTCATCGGCAATCACCATACCCAGTCCTCCACACCCTATCAACACAATCCGAGCATCCCTTTTACACACCTCCTCCACCACATACGCCACTGCATCCTCCCATTTCTCTGCATCGCATTCCCAGGCACCACGACCCAGCGACATACACGGGGCATATCCGGTTTTCACCCAAGACCATTCCACCCCTGGCGGCCAAATCTTGTTATCAGCCCAAATCGCCTCCCCTCCCTTGGCAACTTGTGCCGCTGCCGTTTCCGTGAATGAACTTACCACACACACCTTCTGCCCGGCTAATAATCTAGACCAACGCTTATCAGCATCCCAATAATACGGCTCCAATGCTCGCAGTGGTATCTGTAATGCAGTGGCGTCCCATGCGCAAAGCAAGGCATGCTCTTTTTTCAATATAGGCGCATACCATCCCGTCGCCAATACATCCGAATTCTCAATCGCCGATTTCGTAGCCTCTACCCAGCGGATAACAGAGGCCGAATCCTTCGGAAACACCCCTGCATTCCTCTCTAACACAGTCGCCGCATCAGGATTGATTCTACCAGACTTATTATATTCCCAGCAAACATCAAATTCAATTGTCCCAAATCTTCCCGCCAAAAATCCGCCCCCCTTGGAAAGCGCATTTCTTATTCCATCAGATAAAGCCATCCTCTACTCTATTATATAATTAGGTCTTTAGAGATACAATGGTATGTTGTATTTGTTTAGAGCCGCCACTAAAAAAAAATCCATTATATCTTATTGGATGTGGCTGTAAAGCGGCCTGGTTTCATAAGGAATGTCAAGATAAATGGTTGTCCCATAGTCAAGCGAATATTCCCCTGATATGTCCAACATGTAGGCGCCCTGTTCCTTTGACATACAATTATAGCTTCTCGTATGATACGGGATTACCACAAAAAGCTCTGATGATGACGTCCTTTATTTTTCTCATAGAATCCATGATGAATCTATACTATACACAATACACAATGATTACACAATCTTCTACTATCGTTTTCTTTCCTTTTATTTTCAGCTCTACACATAATTGGGAGTATTTTTTATTATCTTACAGAATGTTATTGCTAAGTGAATATGTGTATTTCATTGTAACACCCGCTCAATACTATATCATCAATAATATAATATATTACAGACATTTGTTTATATTATATTTATTCTTTCAGTATTTTACTGACCTACGAAAAAAGCGGGCGCATTTGTTGGAGCCTTACGTAATAAGTGCAGATATTTACAACAAAGAAGTCTTGTTAGCCAAGCCTCTGGCCAGAGCCTTGAAACGGACTAGGCGTGCTGTCCGTTAAGAATGTGTAATAGGAAGCAGGTAACATATACCGAAAGTCGACGGGTTCTGGCTTTGGAGCTTCTTCTGCTTCTTCTAGCTTTGCTTCTTCTGCCTCTTCTGCTTCTTCTGCCTCTTCTGCTTCTTCTGCCTCTCTCTCCTCCATCTCCAAATCCAACACAATGTCTGCCCCATCCAAGAAGACAAGTCCCTCTGGCTCGCAACTTTCCAAGAGTATCATCGCCCCTTCCACAACTGGAACGGGGACAATCTGACCCACCTCTAGAACGCCCAATTGAGACAACGGCTCTTCAATCAAATCGCGAATATCGATATCGGCAGGAATCTGCCCAATCACCTTGAAAGACAGCCGCGTCGCCTTCTCCAAATTTTCCGAGCGCTCAAATTCTACGTCAAGCTCTTCGCCGCCCTCAACACCGATGGTCTCACAGAACCAGGAAGGCAAATATAGAATTTCTGCCCCCCTCCCCATGTAATCTGTAGAAATAGGATCTCCTATCGAAATATGAGACCCTTTTACACAGGCAACCCAGCGCGCAGAGCCTTCTCCACTATGAAGCCGCCTAGCCAACATGACGCTAGGACGAGCACTCCACGAACTATCCTCCACGTTCATGTAAATCTTCGGGTAAACAGTCACACGTGCTTGCATTCCTGCGAGGACTTTTATATAAGCCCCAAGCCCCACGCCAATTTTTTTACACAGCACCATAACAGAAGGAGGGAATGTCTGATTCAGCAAAAGTACATCCTTATCCTAATAACATCCATATACGAACAATAAAAGAGGCGTTTGATGTGATTGACCTAACACCAGCGCAAAAACTCATTCTCAAAAACCGCTTTACTTCCCTCTTGGAAGAATATGCAAAGCGTTCGAAACGGTATTCCTACGCCTTCCATGGCCTTCGTATTACCATAACAGTAGGCTCGCTCATCGTTCCAGCGATTCTGTCCGTTCAATTTACCAGCTCGCAAATTACCCAAGTTATTTACTGGGTGGTTTGGTTTCTTTCGCTACTCGTGACAATCAGCAATGCCGCAATGACTCTTTTGAAAATAGACAAGAAATATTATGTATTGAATACGGTATTCCAACATATCATAAGTGAAGGCTGGCTCTATATAGAGCTATCAGGTAAATACAGCGGCTTCAAAACTCCTGGAGAGCAGCCGACACATCAAAACCAATTTGTATACTTTTGTCACAGCCTCGAGAAAATACGCATGAAGCAAGTGGAAGAGGAATATTTCAAGCTGACACAGATACATAATCACGAGAATAATCCTCACGCATTAGACCAACTCATACCACCCACTCCATTGAATGCAAAGGCGTTTCCTATAACGAACGCAAATATAAATTCGGCAGACTTAGTAAATGGCGGGACAACAACGGTACGAAGGCAAAACACGTCGCAATCTGAAGAAGACACGCTTATTGCGATTGAAAGAGCTTCAGCCAGTAGCTAATGATATGAATATGTTTCCAGGAAGATGCCAGTGCATGGAATCGTGTCCGAATCCTTCGCTCCAAGGAAAGGCGTTCTGCAGTGAACACATGAGTTTTTGTCCCCGTCGCGCTCCTCTCAGCGGCTCAGAGCCGAAGTATGAGCCGGCTCGTTGGAATCCTAAACAAATCCGCCTGACACACAATTGTTTCAGCTACGCTTTCAATATCATTGATAAAAAGCAGATTGACGAGTGTAAGAAGAATCCGAAATGTTTCACCGCCTTTCACCAGCCTGGAAGTATCAGCGGGTTCCCGAAATTCAATGACGTAGACCCGAAAACATGCCCCAATATGATTAGTCGTCTTCTGGGCGATAATCCAGACGACATTGACCCGTGTGACTTTGAGGAGGCATGTCCTTCTGGAACATCCAAAATCGCCCTCGTGGTTGACCAAGACCAGGATTATCATTTCCTCAGGCAAGATGCTCCCACGGAAGAAGAGCTGAAGGCAAATCCGAAGAACCCGATAGGATATTTCTCACAAAAAGGTGGATCGCTCCCTGTGACAAATAAAGATGCCCTCGGCCATGAGATTTTTGACGTGGAGCTGGCAAATCACAACTTCGCCGCAAAGAGCAAGGAAAATACCTTGAATTACGACAAGCTGTGCGGCTATTTCTGTGTTCCGAGAAACAAGCCGATTTTCATCAAAGTGGGTGGGCGTAGAAGCAGAAGCAGAGGCAAATATGCCATCACTCGCAGAAAGGCTTCCGCCTAAACGCAGTAAGCCTCGCGCTCAAACCCCATGAAACAACGCAAGTGCCTCCGTTGCAGTCATTCTCGCCCTAGGGTCACTATGTAAAAGGCCTGATAGACACTTTCGTATAAGCACACTATGCTGTTTCCATGTATTCTCAATAAATGGCGTCAGTAAAAACGATTTCTGTAATAAATCCAAGAACATCACACCAACCGCCCACGAATCCCACTTTCTCCAATATGCCTTGAAAAACGGAACCCATGAATCCCCGTTCCACGTTGTATCCTCCGCCCAGAAAGTCCGAAGATTTCTTTCTTGGAACTCTGCGCTCATTCCTAGAAACCGACGTGCCAGAGAAAACTCCTTTTTCTCTTGCATTGTCGCCTTAATTCCCTCATTTATATCCATTCCCGCGTATATTCCGTTTTGTACAGATAACTCAGGGGGCTGGGGAGGGAATTGCGGAGAAAAATCATACAGATGCCGTTTCAACACCTTCTCATTTATCTCGTCTCCTACGAAGGCGGCTCCGAAATCTATGATGCGAAAGGTTCCCCGATAATCCACCAAGACATTGTTCGCATGTAAATCAAAATGGCAGATGCCTTGCTTTTCCAGCTTCGATACTCCCTCTAACATATGGCGAAGGGACCCGAGATAATCAAATGCCGCTGTTAATCCCATTCTATATACCGTTGTTCCTGCATACGGAGAAATAAGTTGTACCAAATTATCGTCGTCGGCTCGTTGAAATATCTTACATTGCCGCGCATACTGGTTGCGCATCTCCGAAAAATTGTGGCTAGTACAATTATCTCCCTCTGACACAACATAGTATCTTTCCCAGCCTGGTATTCCCATAATAATCGTTGCCATAGAAAGCTCAATATCCGAATTCTTTTTGACAAGGATTTTGCCAACCGTCCGTTTCCCCTTCACATCTGGCTTCCCCTTTTTACACGGCAACTTTGGAGAATAAACACATCCATGTGTTCCTTCGTCGGTGGGTTTCGTGTCCATGTGTCTCGTTTCCATCTACACTTGTCTAGTAAATCTATAGAGTAGAGGCGGGGAAGGATGAACGTATTTTCACTTATCCTCCTTTTTACTATAGTTATTCTTGGCCTTATCGTTACGGCTGAAATAATCTTTCCAAATGTCACCACGAAACTTCTGGAGGGATTTTCTGAAAGCAAAGCCAGCATATGGACGACCTTTGTATCCGCTCGCAGTGATATTGGGGCAACGCAAGAAGATTTCAATTATAAAAGAGACCCGAGATATTTCAATGACTATGCCGACGTCGGCCGTTTTGGGGGTGCCTACGATTTCTGTCGAATGATTGCGCCCGTCGATGACCCGACAAATCTGTTTTTCGCCTGTGCCTTGGCGGGAACGGACAACATGGATTCCACGACATTCAGAACACCCGGAACAAAGGACGGATTCCGAGTGAGTTATGACGATTATATGAGAGACACGAACGGCGACGGACGAGCAGACTATTGTCGTATTCTTTCCTGGAAAGACGGCTCTTATCAGCCGGTATGCTCATATGCGAGAGATTTCGGATTTGACGGTACAGAAAAGGTAGATTCCGACCCTCCTGCAAATATCAGCACTATGCTCACCTTTTACAATGGCTGTGCTATATGGTTACGATTCAAGGGCGATTTACTGGATACTATGGAGAACGTGAAAACACAGGTCGCGGGAGGTCTTCTTATCGACGAGACTCCTCGCAGGGATACTTCGGAAGGACTGGAATTCAACGGAATCAACCAATTTCTCCGAATTTCCGATTCTTCTGATTTATCCGTTGGCTTCAACGTTCCCATGCGCTCTATGCGTTCTTGGATGGTATGGGCATATTTCGACGAATTCACGAATAATGCAAAAATCTTTGATTTCGGCAATGGCCCTGGGAAAGACAATGTATTTCTCGGAATTCTCGGCAAAGGCGATTCTGAGGCGGCGGGGACAGATTTACGCCCGCTTCTGTGTGGCACCGAAAAATCTACCGTGCCTGACCATCCTTCAGGCCAACAACGCGTCGCCGAAATGAGTCCGAAACGTCTAATGGAAACGACGGACGCCAATGTGAATGAATATACATGCGGCGGATTTGAAGATTATCCAGAGAAGCTGAAGCCTTCCACGGTGGAGCCTATTGTTATGAAGAATACGGGAAAGGCGACGCTATTATTTGAAGTCTGGGACCAGCAATCGCGGAAGATGCGCATCAAGGTGAATAGCGCCATTCCGCTGAAACGCTGGACGCATATTACGATTACTACGATGAGCGATGACGCATTCCGCCCGAATATATCGGTGTATATTAACGCCAAGAAAGTGTTTGAGAAGGAGAGTGGATGGCTTCCTGCAGCCAGCTCCATGACGAATTGTTATTTGGGTAAAAGTAATTGGTCTTCTTCCACAAGTCAATACGAAAATCGTGATGAATTGTTCAAAGGAAAGCTCTTTGATTTCCGAGGATATAAACGGAGTCTTTCGGATGGAGTGATACAGGATTCGTTTGAATGGGGCAAGGAGAGACTTTCCCTAACAAGCCTTCAAGAATCTCCTGTTACATTTCTTTGAGCTAGGGGCAGTTTGCCCCGATCGCCGCTAGGGGCAGTTTGCCCCTACACTGCCCCTGCACTGCCCCTACACTGCCCCCGAAAACCCCTTAATCACTTGATACAGCAGGGGGCTACGTATGATGATATCGACGAAATCTCGCATAGAGCCATCTTCTAGGTGGACAATCCCCCGAGTCAATCCAACCCCCCTGTGCTCCCCGACACTCAAAAACATGGAGTCCATCTCCGCGTATATTTCATCCCGCCATACATTCGGCAATGAAGAAATCCAATCGGTAAATCTACTCGTATATATGTGCGCACGAATCCGTAGATCTTGGTAAACGGAAGGAATCGCCACAGTCGTATTCATCCTTTGAAGTCCTAGCCATAAGTATAAATTTTCCTTTAACATAGTAGAACAAAATGGCCAAGGGAACACGCAAGGTAGGCAAAGGAGCAAAGAAGTCCACAAAGAAGACGGCGAAGCGCAAGTTATCTCCCGCGCTCAAGGCGTGGAATGAGAAGGTGATGAAGAAGTACCGCGAGATGAAGAAGTCTAACCCTAATGTGAAGCTGGGTGACGCGATGAAGGCGGCCAAGAAGGATTAAGAATCCTATAGAGGATTAAGAACCCCCTAGAAAAATATGCGATGATTCCATCATCCGTTATTTTTTATCTTTAGGGTGAACGTTATTGCCTAGCTTCTGTAAGTGTAGTAAGGGAAGCAATAACAGAATCAGCAATAGTATCTGCAGCAGCACCAATGGCAGCAGCAATCTCGGCATCCTGGGCAGCCTCGGCATCCTCAGTAGCCTCAGCAGCCTCAGCATCCTGAGCATCCTGTTCAGCTTGGGCAGCCTGGGCAGCCTGGGCAGCCTGGGCGGCCTGGGCGGCTTGGAGGGTACGTTCTGCAACCGTAAGGCGTCGTGCCTTTGGCGGCTGCGATGCAGAAGAAGCAGCCGCAGTAGCAGAAGCCTTCGGCTTCGGTCCAATCTTATTGAACTGCTTCCACTCCCACTTGTCCCCAATCTGCGGAACGCTACAGCTCTTCATCCGGCTCACGTTCATCAAGCTCTCATTCACATAAGTCCGCAGATTATCATACTCAGTCATGGTCATCTCAAAGGCGGCTTCGTCTGCTGGCGGTGTATTCACGATATTGTTCAGCATCATCGTGCTGGTATTCACAAACATCTCTAACACACCCCGAATAGCCAGATGCTTATTGCGCTTCAGCTCCCGCTTTGCCAGCTCCGTCTGCATCGCCTCCTTGCCAATCTCCTTCATCAGATACAAGACACCCAAATCACCGTTATCATTCACGTTAAACGCGCCCTGATACATCTGGATACGCTGGTCAGCAACCTCCGCCGTCAGTCGGTGGATTGCCAAGACAATGCGCTGGGTGGCCGGACTCACTGTCTGTGTTGCCAGATGAACTGCCCGATAATACGGAACCCCCCCACACGGCACATCACCGGCATTCCGAGGCGCCACGCCATTTCCTTGCTTCCGCAAGAACTCGTAGTAATGCGGATTGTGAATTACGCCGTTCACCACCTGCCCCGTGACCCAAGAGAATGCTGTATGACACTCGGTGCAGAACATTTGGTCGCACCCATCCACTTTACTGATACGTTCCCCACACTTCGGACAAGGCCGAGATTCCTTGATAATCAGTGCCACACTATCCTTTTGCCCAGGGTCACACGTATGCTCCGAATCCTTATCCTTCCCCTTCATCACAAGACAATCCGGGCACGCCCAGAGTTGACACGTCCCGCATTTGTAGGCGCTACTCAAGAATCCGCGGCATTCTCCATCGGGGCACTTCATAATGAACTTCGCCCGCTCAGGAGTCGCCGCCTTCTCTCCCTCCGTCAGCGTCCAGGCGGGAGGAGGCCGCCCCTCGCTCTCCGCCGTATAGCGAGTCAGCTGTGCAGTGAGGCGATGCGACCGGCGAAGAATCTTTGTCCGAGCCACCTCCAGCGCCTGAAGCTCCTTATTCACGTCGCGAATTAAGACCTCCGTATCACGCACCTTCAGCCTCGCCTCCACCCGTGGCTGACGGGTAGGAAGAATGGCAATCTCTCGCTCCATCAACACATGCTCCCGATGCTTCTTATACGGGCCGATGCGAAACGCACGAGTAAAGTTCAAATCTAAGAACTCGTCATTCCAAGCGCGCCGGCACATCATACAGTGCGCATCTAGAACGCCATCCGTAAGATACTTCTTGGTGCAGACAGAGCAGGCCGACTCGTTACAATACGGACAGCACACAGGCTTCCGCAGCTGAGAAGTATAGGTATCACAGCAAATTGGACAAGTAGCCATTTTGCTGTAGTAGGACTATACATACAGTTGCTGTTAAAAATCAATTTTTTCATCCATAGGCAGCTAACCGGAATGTACAGAGGCATCGACCGCCGCCCATACTTTGCCCACCACTGCATAATATTCCGCGACCTCATCCTCATGGACAACCTTCTCCTCTACTGCCTTCTTCAAGGTGGAAAGATACAGCAGAGTCAGGCTGACAATTTCATCCACATTATGTGCCGAATGCGAATTATACTCATTTACTGACAGAGCCAGTTCCATACTCAGGCGAACTAAATCACGAGCCGTGCTGCTCATTACTATCTACGCCAGAGATTTTTCCAACCAAACGCGCCGTTAATTGAAACGACCCCGCGCAACTGGCGTTCTCGCTCCACCATATGCGCCCTGCAGCAGACATCTTCTCCCAAGACTCCTTTGACACAGCTCCCACGACACCCGCCACATCTTCAGGCGCAGAAACCCGCAGATAATGAACCCCCTCCACGGGCGGATTTGCATACGAATCCATATCGACTTCTGACGAAACAACCGGCACACAGCCCATCGCCATACACTCCACCTCCCTATGACACTTGTATCCGTAGCCGGGCAAACAGAGGCCAAAGCGCGCAGAAGCCAACTTCTCCAGATACTCCTTTTGTGTAAAAGGGTATTTCTCGTCGTTTTGAACCATCACCCACTCTGAGCAAGCCGACTGCCAATCGCCCTTGCGCCTTCTCGCCTGCACGGCATTCTCTGTCTTCCCGTAAAACACCGGCCCCGCCACTCGCTCGTCGTATCCTTGTGCTCCTGCTCCTGCCGTCCCCACCAGCTCTTCCACCAACTCGGGACGACGAGGCCAGAAGGTCCATGGTACTGCTCCTGCAGAAGCAGAAGCAGAAGCAGAAGACACAACCTTGGGATTTCCAAACAACGCCAGCCGCCACTCCTTCTCCTCCTCGGAAGCAGCTAGACGCCACTCATTCGTGGGACGGTCGTATAAAAGCACGCCGCCCGCCCCTACCTCGCCCCACCACACCATGGTGGCAGTAGGATGCTCCTTCACATTCACTAGACCCGCCTTCTTCCAGAGACGCACCATCTCGCGAAAAGAATCGCCAGGATGCGAGAAAAACCCCTCCAGCCCCTGACGAGGCATCCAGATTGTAGGAGCATCCACTGCCACCTCCGCCTCTTTCTGAGAATCAGAAGCAGAAGAGCCAGCAGAAAAATCCGCCACTTCCGCCATAATACGCCGAATTCTCTCCTCGTGGTTGTTCGGTCCAATGATATTGATAATGTAATGCTGCAGCCCCGCCGCCGCCGACAAATCTATGCCCTCCGTCGTCACCCCGTTAATCTCAAAAACCGCCGCCCCCTTAGGAAGTAGCCAGTTCCATCCGAAACACGCCATATTTCCAGAGCAGACCACCCCGTGCGCCCCCTGGAACACCTCCAAAATTCGCGGAAGAGGCGACTTCACCGTATGGACGACGTTCACCTTCCATCCGGCCTCTTCCAGGGCAGCCTCAATCAACGCCACAATATCCGACTTCAGCAAGAAATTGTCCTCAACAATCACGATCCTCTTCTCCTCGCCCATCTCCGCCGCCCATCCGCCCCGAGTCATAGACCTCAACGCATCAACGTCCTCGCTCAGCACATGGCGATTATCGACAATAGGAAACCCAAAACCCTCTTTTGCCCAGACCAGCGAATCCCTATCACGGCAAAGAACCGGCAGGCTCTCCACCCCCCAATCAAACATTCCGAGCACATCTTCGTAAAATCTTTGCTGGGAAGCGAAGAAATCTCCCGCCCCGTACAAACGCCACAGGCGCAGCACCTTGCTCAAATACTTCAAGCAAAAGACCTCGCGACTTTTCCCAGCCATCTCAGGCCACGGCACAATGAGCGCCTTCTCCACGCCAAGCGTCGGCATTAGTCCGTGCATCTGCGCCTTCCCCCACACCTCCTGTGCCTTCTTGGCATTCCCAATATACATCCTCTGCTTATCAAACGCCAGGCCATCGCACGTTTCAAAGCACTCGCCCGTATGAAACACCACTTCTTGCTCAGGCACAAACAGATTTTCCGAGCCGACGGAATATGCGCCCCGCGTGATACGCAACCAATCGGGAACGCCACCACCACGAAGCACGTGGGTCATCGGCGCAGGAGTATACTTATCGAGCTTATTGCCTGCAGCAGACCACTTTAACACAGGCGCCAAGTCATTCACTCCAGAAGGCTCCACGTATAAGAACACATCACGCTCAAGAATATCCGTCTTACTGTAATTACGAATGTCGCTCGCATGAAAGTGCCATGTCTTCAGTGTTTGCGAAGGATTCACCACGAGAAATTTCTGGCGCAACATTTCCAACGCAATCGCATTATCGCAGCCCATACGACCGAAACGGAAATCCAGATTCTTCCAAATATCGGGTCCGCGCTTTGCGACATCCGCTGCCCGAACAATCCACGTATCCTGGCTATCGGGACGAGGACCGAACATCTTCGCCTCTTGCACATCCCCCGACTCAGGTACATCGTAACGAAGAAGGGCGAGGAATTTGTCTTCCAGATTCAACGCCCACAAATGCTTCCATGAGTCATCATCAATACAAATATCGGCATTAGCAAAAACGGCAATCACATTGTCGGGAAAGGCCGCAATCCTCTTATACACTTCCTCATATGTAAGCCGCTGCCCAATGACAACCTCTTCTATTTTCCCACAAGCCTCAAACTTCTCTGCCCGCTCATTCAATAGCAGCACTTTGTCAATGAGCGAACTCTTGGCATTTCTCTCTAGACAACGCCTCAACTCACGCTGCCGCTTGGGCTTCTCCGTCGTATAATACTGCGTAATCCACCACAACTCCGCCGGCTTTTCGGCGGGCGAAATCGTAATACCACAGGCCGTGGCACGCTCAAATGCGCCCGGCTTCTCAAAGTGCAGGGAGGCGGCGAATGGCGCACCTGGCGTTTCGCCACCCGCCACCCCCGCATCGGGCGTCGCGCCGCCCGCCACCCCCGCATCGGGCGTCGCGCCACCTGCCACCCCCGCATCGGGCGTCGCGCCGCCCGCCACACCCAATGCGGAGGCGGCGAATGACGCACCAATAATACGATTGTATCGCAAGAGACCCGCCAGTAAAACCGTCGCATCCTCCGCCGTTCCGTCCCAGTCCCCACCCAGATGCGGATACATTGACGCAATCTCGCCCAGATAGATGATATTCTGAATTCCGAGTGCCTTGAATTCTTCAGATGACAGACCAAGGCTTTCCCTGGCCACCGCGGACAATACCAAAATCTGCGATTCCTTTGCCAACTCCTGAAGCCTCTCCACCGTAAGCCCGTCATCTAGTACAAGGCGATACATGGGCGCAGAGCCGTCCTCCAAGAGCGCGTCACTAACCGTATCCACCTTGGGTGAAACCATACGGAAACCCAGAGTCTTCCGCTCCTTCCACATGCTCGCATCTGTCTGGATAACACGCACATCCTTCCCAGTAATAGGATGACGGGCAAGCATTCTTATTTTAAATGAGAAATATGTTTTAGACCAACCGGCATAAAAAGACAAGGTCTAAACTTTCGCAGCCAAGAAAAAGACAAATGGACGACGCGATAGCAGAACAAATACAACATGCAGTAAATACTATATTCCCCAAGCTCTTTGAAAATATACAATGTAAAAAGCCCCGTATGGAAAATAATAAGATATATATACCATTCTTATGGAACAGATATCCTTATATGTCTGGAGAAATGGTTTACGATATTCTTTCCAAGGAATCGATAAGTCTAAACGCATTTTCCAGCAGTCCGCTCGCCTCCTTATACTGCGGTGTAGGGATAGACTGGATTCAAATGAAGTATTTGACGAAACCTCCAGAAATCTCGGCCATGGAAAAAGAAATTGCAGTTATATTAGCTAATTAAATATATAATACCAAGAACGTTCGAAAAAATGAGCTTCTATAGGCGAATTCCAATAATCACATTCTTTTATCAATTGTTCATAATAGGATTTAGGATGTTTTAAAATTAATTCTTTTTTAACAGAAAATATAGCACTTGAGTATATATATATAGGATTTGGATATACATTCATAATATTCTTCAGGAACCAATCTTGAAATGATATCTCTTCATTATTTTTATACCGCAGATTTGTATATCCATGCATAGAATATAAATTCCACTTCGGAGACCAGCACCCTTTATCATTACCATCCCATGTATAATTTACAAGCGGATAAGATTTATTATGTTCTTGTGTTGTTTTATACATATTAAATAAATAGTTTATATCGTTTCTGCCAACATGGTCAGCAATATTTGCTTGTGTAAATATTACAATATCTGCCAATGTATCGTAATTATCAATAATATGATGAAGGTATGTGTGACTTTCTCTACCAACATTATCTAATTTTTTTTCGTTTTTACAAAACAGAGGGTCGCCCTTATTATAAATGATACAGTTATCAATCATAGGTGTTAGCCAATCAATATCTTCATTGTATCTTGCGACTACAATTTGAAAACTAGACATATCTAAATAGATAGTATACTATTTCTTTAGATATGTCTAGTTTTCAAATTGTATCTTGCGACTACAATTTGAAAACTAGACATATCTAAATAGATAGTATACTATTTCTTTAGAATGAAAATTATTGTAGTAGGAGCAGGTATATCTGGTGCAACAATAGCAAGGCAACTTGCTGAGAAAAACATTCATGTATATGTAATTGATAAACGAAATCATATTGCAGGGAATTGTTATGATTATGTAAATGAAATTGGAATACGTGTAAGTAAATACGGGCCACATTTATTTCACACAAATTCTGAAAGAGTTTGGGATTATTTACAACGATTTACAAAATGGACACCTTGGAAACATAGAGTCCTTGGAAAGATAAATGGAACCTATTTTCCCATTCCTATAAACATTGATTCTGTTAATATTCTTTGTGGGGAAAATATTAAATCACCAGAAGAAATGAAAGCGTGGTTATCTACCAATACCATAACAACTGCAAATCCTCCTATAAACTCTGAAGAAGTTGCTCTTTCTCGTGTAGGCCCTGACTTATATGAAAAAGTGTTTAAATATTATACTATGAAACAGTGGGATAAATCTCCTTCAGAATTAGAAGCATCTGTTATGCAAAGAATTCCTGTTAAAACAGATTGGAATCCCTATTATTTCTCAGATAAATATGAAGGAATTCCTTCAAATGGTTATACTGCCATGGTTACTGAAATGTTGAATCATCCAAATATAACTGTTGGTCTTGAAAAAGAATATACACATGAAATGAGAAAACTATATGATTATGTATTTTACACTGGCCCAATCGATGTTTATTATTCTTCTTCTGGATATGATAAATTAGAATACCGTTCTATTCGTTTTGAAGAAGAGACCTTGAATATGAATGAATTTCAACCAGTATCACAAGTAAATTATACACAGCCAGATATACCATTTACACGGATAACAGAATATAAACATATATTAAACCAAGATGTAAAAGGAGCTACTACAATTGTGCGTGAATACTCTACTGCAGAAGGAGAACCCTATTATCCTGTTCCAACTAGTAAAAATCGCGAAAATTACAGAAAATATCAAGAACTCGCAATGAAAGACGAAGAGAATGGTGTCTTTTTTGTGGGAAGACTTGCAACATATAAATACTATAACATGGATGCGGCAATATTAGCAGCATTGGAGGCGGCAGATATCTTTCTTGATAAATACATAAAGTCTGACACAGTATAAAATATATATGGACGACCCTACCTGCGCGTATTTGATTAACACCACCCCCAAATATTTCTACCTCCTACCTCTACACATATCCCTTTTACACAGATACGCTCCCTCTTGCACATGGCCGATTTATATTGCCACGGAATCACCTGAGCTTCTGCCTGTTTTTCCTCTGGCTTTGGCGAAATCTCTAAACATCATCCACCTTCCAACCCACAAAGAGGCATTTTTTGACAGTCGTGCCGAGGCTGTTCGGCTTCTCCCTCCGTCTATCAAATACGTCTTTCCAATCCAAGAAGATTTTCTACTAGAAGGCCGCCCTATGAAAGAGCCTATTCAAGAAGCCATTGACTTATTGAATACACATCCTGATTTATCTTCCGTGCGCCTCATGCCCTGTCCTGGACCGAGGGGTGTCAAACAATTCCAATCATCAACGTTCAGACTCCTAGAAAAAGAAACCGACACCATTATATTCACGTATCAAGCGACGATTTGGCGACGCGCCGATTATTTGACCTTTATGGACGCCCTCATTGCATACAGCACGGAAAAAACTGCGCCCACGGAAGACCGTCAGAAGAAACAGAATAACATAGCAATCAAAATCAATCTGGCCGAGATACACTTAGGCCAATCCCTTTTACACAGTGTCTTGCCAGGTAAACAGCACATTGCTTGGCTAAGAGAAGGAGAGCATCCCAATGCCGTATATCTATGCCCTTGGCCTTATCGTCCAACGGCTGTAGTGCGTGGCCAATTAGAGCCATGGGCAGTTGACCTTGCAAAAAGAGAAGGCTTCGCTCTTCCCTAAAAAGAGAAGGCTTCGCTCTTCCCTAAAAAGAGAAGGCTTCGCTCTTCCCTCCCTCTAATCCATATTATTCAGCGTCACATGAATGCCTCCAAATGAAGGAATAGATGTCGTCACATTATGTGTGGAATCTCCACGATGTGCTATCCATATCCTATTAGGAGTATTTATGAAATCCGCGGCTGTTAGGAAATATGTGATTTTTCCTATAGGCGCACTCGGCGCATTAAGATAATTTACTACAACTGGAGTTCCTATCGGGGCTGATCCCAGCAAAAACGTGCTAAATTTCCCCAGATTTGAATACTGTAGGCCAATGTTCACATCAATTCTCATTTTAGATACACCAGGTATAATTAAGTTAGTATATCCCCCAATATCAATAATTCCTGAAGTGGTAACTCCAGTATTATTTATTGTCGTATTACTCAAATTACTCCCTTGTAGGCCAAGGGTAGAGCTGTATATTCTGTAAGAGCCAGGATTTGCCGTTTTTACAAAGGCTCTGTTTTCAAACCTTTGCCCATTTCCGCGAATGAATTTCACCATTGGTCCAACAGAATCTGTTATATTGCTAAGATCCGTAAGCGTGTTTATACAATCATATAATGCAGAAGTATTATTATAACTGTATGTATATTGAAGTGTTTCCACCGTCCTATATAACAGGTCATCGTGTACATAAGTTCTAGCTACACCATTCAATAAGTTTTCTCTAGTATCCCTTTTTATGCTTTGATAAACAGTGCTTAACCCATCCTGTAAATGATAAATAGGAAGAGTTTCTTTCATAGAGTTTATAAATTCCAAAGAAGTCATCCATTTCAACTGCCCTAACGAGCCAATAGCCGGAGCAGAAGATGGCTGAATATGTGTATTTGTTTCGTCAGGTCTAAAAGAAACTATATTACGAGCAATTAATATATCTGTTTCTATATAGTTTCCACGCGAACTCATTTTATACTATATGATAAATTAATTCAGTCAGTGTTATCAAGTGTAATATGAATCCCTCCTGTAGTTGGAATAGTTGTCGTCATTGTTCCATCGTGTTTAAGGGAATGGCAAAGTAAAAGTTTAGTATTGTTAGCTATATCATTGGAATTCAATAAAAAACTTACATTACCCAGACTCGTTGTATTACTATTATATGACATAACAACAGGTAATCCTACAGGGAGTGTTAAAGGGTTCGTGGGTAAGGGATTCTTCATCAAAAACGTACTCAATGTAGTTAGTGTAGTTTGCGGATGTGTAATCCATACATTTGTATTAATATCTATCTTCATCTTAGAGCTGTCAACAATATGCCTTGAAAATCCTCCTATGTCGATTATCGCAGAAGTTTTAATATCTGTCGCATATAATGCCGCGCTATTCAAATTAGTCCCTTGGAGGCCAAGGCTTGACTGATAAATTTTATATTCTCCAGGATGTAATGTGCTAACATAGCCAACATTTCCAAAGTTGCGCGTAACCCCATCTGTAAATCTCAAGGTAGTCGCAAGATTTGATAAGTTACCGAGATTGTTGATACAATTAAATAAAGTAGTGGTGCTTACATATCCATCATCTCCTAGTCTTTCTATCTTATCATAAAATTTGGTAGTACTCACATACCCCATAGTTCCAAGTCCTGCCACGGTGCTAGTAATAGTAGATGCAATTGTAGAATGAAGTGCCGTAGAAAGACTACTTAGGCCAGGCTGTATCGTTTCAAGCAATCCTAAGAATGAATTGTTCAACGAAGGAATATTTACGCCGCTGAGGAATTCATACGAATCCTTCCAACCCACAAGACCTTGGTTACCAATTACCGGAATATAATTATCTGGTATATCTTGCTCTGTATCAGGGTTTTTAACAATAAGGTTGCGTACAATAAGAGTTGTGGTGTCTAGTGTAATTTTCGAGGACATGTTCCCTCAACTACTACTGCTCTTTATAATTAAGAGGCAAATCTCTAACGCGTATTCCTCGCTAAACAGAATTCTGGATACTTACGAAAATAGACCCAGTAGAGCCATAATAGGGAGTAAACGTGTTGCTATGTAATGCAGTTTGATTTGCCCCAAAATTTATTGCGCCAGGCATGTAATGATATAAACTATAATTATTGTCATAATTCAACACCGTGTTTTGAGGAACAGATATCCGTATAGGCTGTTGGAATGCATTGGAAGAATCTATAAAACGAATACCATTTTGGCTAGCAGGATCTGCTACAATACTCTTTCCATTTGCAGCAAAGAGATAATTTGTAGTAGTTGTGTTATATAATAATATATTATTGCCATATTTTAACATTGTAGATATTGGGAAACATAAGGGGGTTTGTATAGCAGAGCCAGTCCCCAACTTTGAAAATAAAAGAGTAGGATACGCTTCAATGGTTATTCTAGAATTGGAATTTGTGAAACTGCTTAAGGCATCTAGGCGTATAGTCGCGGTTGAAAATTCCATATTGGTGTTATTTATAACATTGCCTCTCAGTTCAACCCCAGGCTGCGGACCAGAATACGTCATACTGCTCTGGTAAAACGTGGATACATAATATATTGTTCCAACATTTGTAAATATATTTGTATTTGAACCGCCTATAATAACAACATTTCCAGCATTATCATAACGTATATTTAATGCAAGAGAGCTAACATACCCAATCGAGCCGAGGCCGGTCACAGTGCTTTGTAGCGCACTGCTGCTCACATATCTAGAAGAGCCGAGGCCTATCACGGTGCTTTGTAAGCTAGGTGTACTCACGTAGGAAGAAGTAGAGCCGAGAGTGTCAATGACATTCTGTAAAGTCAGTGTACTCACATACCCAGAAGAGCCGAGACCGGCCACAGTGCTTTGAAATGAAACTGGGGCTGTTATTGTGCTCATGTATCCAAGTGAGCCTAAGCCGGTTATACTACTTTCTAGCCAGCTGCTGCTTACATATTTGAGAGAGCCGAGGCCTGTCACAGTGCTTTGTAGACCGCTGCTGCTTATATAGCTAAGAGAGCCTAGACCTGTCATAGTACTTTGTAAACTAAGAGTACTAATATAGCCTTTATCGCCAAGGGTATTAACCAGTTCTTGGGTGATTATGTTTGTAGTTTTTGAATCAATGATTGAACCAAGACTACAAAGAGAAGCAAGGTATGTTGTAGAAATATATCCAATTGTGCTTGTATTTATGTAAGAAATCGTGGAAAAAGAGCTCAGCGTCGACGGTAAGAAAGAAACCATCGGACCTCCAAATGTAGATAGCGAATCCAAAACCCCGCTCCACGTAGTCCCTCCACGCCCGTCTGTAACAAGACCATTGCCGGCCGTTATAAATCCTCCCGTATCAGGGTCTAAAGCATATACCCGACGAAGCACGATTCTATCGGACATCTTCTTCCTCTTCTTATACAAGCGTTTGTATTTCTCAAGAGAATCATTCGCACAATCAGATGACGCAAGGAGGAGGTTTATTACAACTCGTCGCCCAGGGAAAGCAAGATGTTTTCCTTACCGGTAATCCTCAAATCACATGGTTCAAGATGGTATATCGCCGTTACACGAATTTTTCCATGGAATCTTCCATCATTCAATTTGACAATCAGGCAGATTTCGGGCGAAAAATAACTACAACTATACCGAGAAAAGGAGACCTCCTCAGCGCACTGTGGCTAGAAATAGAACTTCCGGCTTTGTATAAGACAGATTCCACCACAGGAGTTAAAACACGACTCTCTTACACAAACGCCACGGCACATGCCTTGATTCAAGAAATAAGCATAGAAATCGGCGAGCAGGAAATTGACAAACAGACGGGCGAATGGATGGAGCTGTATTCCAATTACGTGATTACACAGGATAAGGTTCAAGCTTGGCAAAACATGATTGGCAAAGTAGCAGGTGGTTCTCAAGGAAACCGCCCAGCGAATTCCGTGCAACTGTACGGCCCCTTGTATTTATATGTTCCTCTCCGATTCTGGTTCTGTAAAAATCCTGGCCTCGCTCTTCCTTTGATTGCCTTACAATATCATCCGATTCGTATTAATATTACACTGCGCCCTCTTTCACAGATGTTCATAAATGACACGCCTACGATAACACCGTGCGATGTTTCTGCAGATGCGGCCACGATAACCTCCATGAATCTTTATGGAGATTTCGTCCATTTGGATGTCCAAGAGAGGAGGAGATTTGTTGCGAATTCTCACGAGTATTTGATAGAGCAAGTTCAGTATACAGTATATCCGATTGACGCGACGGCAACCAGCGTACAAGTCCCCATGGAATTTAATCACCCTATTCGTGAATTATACTGGGTTATCCAACGTCAAATGTCCCTAAATGCGCGACAGTGGTTCAATTATACAAACTTATCGATTGGCGAGCCTGGCAATTCCTTTAATTTAATCAATACGGCCTTGCTTCGTATTGAAGGGTTTGATAGATTTGATGCGAGAAAGGCTGATTATTTCCGACTTGTTCAGCCGTATCAGTATCACACCGCCATTCCTATCAACGATTTTGTCTATTCATATTCCTTCTGTTTCAGACCTGAAGATTCCCAGCCGAGTGGAAGCATGAATGCCAGTCGCATAGATAATATGACCCTACAGCTGGAAATGGCGAGCACAACACAGACGGCTACTTCTGTGTATAGAGGTCCCGCTAGAGGAGCGGCGAATGTTCGTGTATATGCCTTGAACCACAATGTCCTCAGAATCGTGGACGGATTCGGGGGACTTTTGTTCCGGATATAAAACGTGTCTTTTCCGGCATATCAAAGCTATCGTAACTTTAGTAATGGTCTGGGAATTCCCCGCCGTTTCACAATCAAGAAAGGAATTCTGGGCGAAGCCGCAATATACGAAATCGGGTATGTGGTGGTTTACATTGGTGTTTGGATTCTTTGGCTTACACCACTTTTTACTGAGGTCTCCGCAAACGGGTCTTATATTTTTATTAGCAAATATCATATCTCTTGGGTATCTATGGTTTTATGACCTGATACAATTATCAGGCGAGGAGAAAGGTGGCGTAAGCCAAGAAAGTCTGGATAAACATGGATTATCTTGGGGATTTGGAGCCTTGGGTCTCGCGAAAGGTATGTGGGTTTCTGGTAATGCAGAGCAAACAGAAGCAGAAGCAGGAGCAGAAGCAGACGCCCCTCCCAATCCATTTTATTTCTTAGCGTATGCTTTATTGATACCCATCGCCCCTTTGGCACAGCTTATTGCAGGAGATACGTATAACTCTGTTTCCAGATTCTTGGATTTAACGATTATACCAGGCGGATTCTTGTTTTATCTGGGCGCAATGATTTATGATTATATCATAATGTTTTTATACCCTGGCGATTTATTTGTATTTGGAAGTAAGCGCTTCTTCCCTTTTACATTTCTAGGAATGGACCCTGATAACCATAGTCCCAATATAACAGCAAAGGTTGATTATGCTCCCTGCCCTCCTGATAACATGTTTCTGTCAATGCTAAAAATAATAATAGCCTTGGCGAAACAAGTACCTTTTATTTCGTCAGCCGCCACGTCTATAGAAACGGCACTGGCCACGGCACAAGTTGTGAAAACACGGGTGATAGACCAGGGTCTGGCAAAAGTCCAACAGGGAGTACGAGTTGCAACGCAGGTAGGACAACTTGCCTCAAGCCTACCTGCCGCGGCAGCGTCTGCTGGAGTAGCTGCTTCTAGCCTTGCGGCGTCTGCTGTTGTACCTAGTCTTCCTGTCTCGCTTGCCCAACGGGCACAAGGGGCCCAAGGGGCACAAGGGGGCCAAGGGGCCCAAGGGGCCCAAGGGGCACAAGGGGGCCAAGGGGCCCAAGGGGCACAAGGGGCCCAAGGGGGCCAAGGGGCACAAGGGGCACAAGGGTTCCAAAAGCCACCTGTAAGAGGAACAATGGTAGGAGGGGCAATAAAAAGTTATAACTCCCTAGAATATCTCACACTCGGCAGTTTGGCGGCACTCATCGGTGGCGGCCTCCTCGTAGGCATAAACAGGGGTCTACAAAATTATACATACACAGGAAAAGATGATTCCCCTCCAAACGCAGGAAGAGTTTGAGAAGCTTTATAGGCAAGATGAGCTAGCGGCACCTATTCTCATTTACTTCACGGCCACCTGGTGTCGCGCGTGTAAGAAGTTGGACTGGGAGTCTATTCAGTCCGAGTTTCCTGTCCTCACAATTTACAAGTGCGACATTGATGAGAATTCTTATACGCCTGGATACTGCAATGTTAGCTCTATTCCCCACATGCTGATTATGCATCCTTCCAAGGAGCTGGAATCCGTTACCACCAACGACACGGACAAGGCCAAGGAGTTCATTCGCCTACAGCTTGCAAATGTCAAGGCGCAGAAGCAGAAGCAGTAGAAGCAATCCCAGAATAAATAACCATCTCTTTTACACTTCCATCGGGAAATACGCGGATTCTCGTAACTTTTGCTTTTAAAAGAAGCGCTTTTGTCATCGCTTCTTTTAAACCATCGGGTCCGAAAAAAATATATTTTTTGTCTTCCGCTTCGACTTGAGGAACAGTCGCTTCCACTAAATGTAAATACGTTCTTTCTTCCATCTAAGAAGTCCCGCGAATATGTGTAGGAATGCCAGTCGTCTTCCACTCTTCAGGCAGACCATTCGCCAGCCATGTCACCGTATTCAACACCCAGCTGGCCGATGACCCAGAATGCCCATCCTGGTCCATCTCCTTGAATACGATGGCGGCAATCGGATCCGTCTCCTTCCCATCATACGAGCACCGATTTGCCCGAATAAGACCACCTCCTTTAATAAACTCCCATGTCGAAGGATAATTCAGAACCGCCTTATTCCCGCCGTCAATGGCGTGTTGTAGATACAGCTTACTGGTCTCGTCCGTGAAAGAAGACAAATCAAACATCTTCTGGCCTGTAGACATTTCCGTGAAGGAGGACTTATACCATAGCGCACGCCCAAAATTCATTTTTTTTCCGACAGCAAACGCTAGATGGAGTATGATTATATCATCGTCGGCGCAGGCATCGCCGGTCTTCACTGCGCCTTAAGAATATCGAAAGCGTTTCCAAAGGCCACAATTGCCATAACAGAAATGTATAATTACACCGGCGGAAGAATGTTCACCTTCCACCAATCCAATCCCTCATTGTCCTGGGAATCAGGCGCAGGAAGAATCCACGAATCCCATACGCATACGCTCCGCTATATAAAAGACTACGGACTCACCCTTTTTCCCATTTCCGAACAATCTCAGTGGATTTCGGAAGACACCGCCACTCCCTCCAAAGATATCTGGCCGTCCCTATCCGACATATTCACCACTGCCCTAGGAAATCTTCACCCCAAAATACTCGCAATGCACACTGTGGAAGATATATTACAATCCAATTATCTCACCCAGCGCTTCCCTTATAAATCCGAGCTATCGACCATGCGCGCCGACCTCGCCATCAAATCCCTAAGAGAAACAATGGGCTCTTCTGAGGGCTTTTACGTTGTGAAAGAGGGGTTTTCCAGTCTTGCAAATAAAATGAAGGCGGAGCTCACTCGAAGGAAGGTGGTCTTTTACTATAACTATAAACTCGTTTCTATTGCTGCAGGCATTGCAGCAGGCAATGCTGCAGGCAATGCAGCAGGCAATACCCTACATTTCAAAGGAGAGCGTTCCATGAAAGGAAAGAAAATCATTCTCGCCATTCCCAGCGAGGCCTTGAAATCCATCAGCCAATTCCACAATCTCCCCGCCCTCAAGCATATTACGATGAAACCTCTTCTCAGAACATACGGCGTCTTTCCATCCAAGGCCTGGTTCCACGGAATTCCGCGAACTATTACTGATTCTCCCTTGAGACATATTATACCCATTGATTCCAAAAAAGGAACCATCATGACCTCTTACACAGATGCTGAAGATACCAAGCCTTGGATACGAATCCTGGAATCCAAAGGAGAAATCGCCCTGCAAAACGCCATTATGAAAAAGACAAGAGAATTGTTTCCTGAGCTCACCATTCCGAATCCCATATTCTTCAAAGCACACCATTGGAAACACGGTTGCTCATATTGGTTGCCCGGCCTGTATGATGTAAAAGAGAAAAGCGTTGTCCTTATGAATCCTTTACCTGCCTCTTATCCCAATGTATATGTGTGCGGTGAAAGTTATAGTTTGAAACAGGCGTGGATAGAGGGGGCTATTGAACACGCTGAAGAAATGTTGGAGAAGTATATTCTTAATGTATAAAAAGAAAGAAATGAGTCATATCCCCATTAACATATTTCATATTCTCGTGGTAGCCCCGTTTCTCTTATACGTCGCCATTGTCCGTGGTCAGTTGGTGCCTTGGATATTCTCCGTCCTTACTGGTCTGGGTATTGTTATCCTAGTGTATCACGGTTATAAGACATTCATCAAGTGGAAGGCGCAATCACCGAGTCTCTGGGTAAATGCGATACATTTCTTCGTAGTTGCCCCGCTTCTTATATACATTGGAAGCAAGGGATATGATACGCCGAGATGGGCGTATGAGATTCTCGCGCTTCTAGGTTTTAGTTCTCTTGGATATCACATATATTCCATTGTTATGCAAATCCAAGAAATGAATTCATTGAGCCCTCAAAAAAAATCTACGGGGGCAGACTCTTCAAACGCATAGACCCTTCTTGACTGTGTCGTTTGTCAGAAGGTCAGCGGGCAAGCAGTTCACTAGGTGATAAATGAACGAGGGCTTGGAGTTGAACTGTGTGCCGCAGTGTGTACACTGGATATTTCCAGTCTGTGTCTTCCCTTGGAACTTCGCCGTCTCCGTGGGTAGGTGTTTGAGCAAGTAATGACTACGAAGACCGGCCTTCGTCATACTCTCAAATCCGCAACAAGCTTCAGGACAGACGAACTCCTTCTTCTTCTCTCCTGCATGCTCTGGGTGCTTGGCCGCTATGTGATTATCAAGAGTCTGCTTTGCAGACGTCTCATAATTACAGTGCTCGCACTTGTGTTTGAAAGCACCCATGTGCTTTGCCTTGATATGCATGTGAACCGTGCTCTGGTTCTTCTTGGTAAAATCGCAGTGGGGACACTGGAAGCTACCGTCGGCGGTGCGCAGATATTCGAACGTCATTTGGTGGACCTTTTCCCCGGCTGGCGGGAAAATTCAATTTTTTGGCGGGGCTGGGAACCGGCATGGGCTTTCTTAGATTAATCGAGTGCCCCTAAAAAAGTTGAAAAACGGGCACCTCATAACAGTAACTCAGTAAAAAATGCTCTACACCACGGAAGCCTTTCTGTGCTCTCTAGCTATGCTGTTCTTATACTCCTTGTGTGATACTTCCTCCGAGAAGATTGCCGCAATCCAGGACCTCATTGAGGTGAGCCTACACGTGAAAATCGCCGCCTTGGAGAACAGGATTGACGAGGCAGAAAAGGAGATGTTGGCCATTGCCACGGAATATAGCCAGCTTCAAGAGGATTACCTGGAAACGAAGGGTGACTATGAGTATGAGACTGAGACCTATAAGAAGCTCATAGAAGACGCTAAGCTAGAGGCAGGTGTATTCCAGGCCTGGACTGGGACGTTTGAGTATATGTACTACGGCTACGATAAGGTACGTGGCTTCGTTGAGATTATTAACACGGATGTCTTCACGGCCGGCGAAAACAAGCAGTGGCTTGTTTCAAGCAGCACGTTGCAGCGTGACCTCCTGGTGAAGAAGTTGCTGGAGGCAGAGACATTTGCTCCGAAGACGTGGATTGTGCGCACCAAGGACAGCTGTTTCATGGATTGGGTTGGCTGGACGGGCACGGTGACGTGTCGTGTGAAGATTTATGAGGGAAAGGAGAATTTCAGCAGGGTGGAGCAGGCCCTACAAAAGGCCCCCAAGATTGTCTGGGAGAAGAAGCTTATTACGAATACACAGTAGAAATATGTCGGCTGTTAGTTTAACAACCGTTGGTCAAGCAGCAAACAAGACAGCTCCTTATAGACTTGCATCCATTACTGAAAATGTGTATAACGCGACTAATTTTTCTTCTTCTCCTATACCAACTCCTAAATCTCTTGTTTTTTTTCGGGGTAAAAATTTTAGAGATATTGTAACAAGGCTTCCCGATTTTGGCATCAAACCTTCTAGCGTGACTTTCGCTCCAGATGGAACTATATACGTTTCTGTCAGTCCACAGAACCGCATCTACAAAGTGAATCCTCAGGGAGTAGTAACAACGCTTGCAGGGAGCGGGGCACACGCGTCTGCTGATGGCACCGGTGCAGGCGCTTCGTTCAACGGCCCTCAAGGTATTGCCATCGATTCAAGTGGAAATATATATGTTGCAGACACTAATAACAACCGCATCCGCAAAATAACAACTCCTGGCGGAGTAGTAACAACGCTTGCGGGAAGCGGGGCATACGCATCTGCTGATGGCACCGGTGCAGGCGCCTCGTTTAACCAGCCTGAAGGCATTACCGTAGCTCCAGATGGAAATATATATGTAGCTGACACTGCTAACAACCTCATTCGCAAAGTGACTACTACTGGAGTAGTAAGTACGGTTGCGGCTAGTTGGAGCGCTGGGCTCAACTACCCTAAAGGCGTTGCCGTGAGTGTAGATGGAACCATATATGTTGCTGACACAATGAATTCTGCTGTTAAAAAAATTGCTACTAATGGAGTAGTAACAACGTTTGATGGGTTCGCCCAACCTCAAGGCATTACCGTAGCTCCAGATGGAAATATATACGTTGCCGACACTAATTCCCAGACTATCAAAAAAATCACTCCTGGTGGAGTAGTAACAACGGTTGCAGGGACCTTGTATACGACTGACTTTTTGGACGGCATCGGCACGGCCGCTGCGTTCAATTACCCTCTAGACTTGGCCGTCGGTCCAGATGGAAATATTTATGTTGCTGACAATGGCAACAATCGCATCCGCAAAATAATATTAAATGCTCTTGTAGCTTAGACCGCTGGGTTTTTCAAACTGACTATTCTTAATAACAAGTCATATCAAATCACCACACAATTTCTTCGCCTTCTGCTCATAAAGTGTCGGTTTGAAATGCCCGTTGGTCTAAAAATTGAAATTCCCGCCCTCACATACACACAAGTCCCCTTTTATACACCATGCAAGACTGGATTCCTGGAACTCTGGAGCTGTCGGCCAAAGTCCGATACGGAATCGGCTCTCGCGGCATTCCTCTCTTTCGCTTCGTGCCATACGACACATCGATAGGCCCATTTGCCGTTGGATGTAGCCAGCGAGACCTCTTCCACAACGTCCACGCCATCGTTACCCCAAACGCTGCAGAACCCTCTCCTCAGAGCAGTCCAATCTTTCGCAGCCTTCTTCCAAAAGCAACGCTTGTCCAGAATCTTGGCATTCCGAGCGACGAGACGAATCTACAAGTTCTTCTCGCCGCCTACGCCTACGATGGCAAGAAGAGTCTGCGTCTTCCAAAAGCACCGCCACAAAATATCCTCTCCCTAGCCGAAGAAGACTTCTCTAAACGCCCCCATGTGGAAGGTCACACCTTCCACATTGACCCCCCAGGATGTAAGGACGTCGATGATTCTTTCAGCTTTCTCGAAACAAAAGACCGAACTTGGCGCGTCTCCATTAATATCGCCGATGTTTCAGCCTGGGTAAAAGAGGGCTCTGAGCATGACGTGAAGGCGTCTGAGCGGGCGACCAGCTTCTATTCCCCTGAAGGCGAGGCACTGGTTCCGATGTTTCCCCGAGAAATCTCCGAGGGCGCGGCCTCTCTTCGTGGCACCGAGCCTCGCCCCACCTTCTCCCTCCAATTCACTTGGACACCCGGTGCCCCCGAGCCACTGACCGATTTCCAATGGGTGGAAGCAATGGCCACCACACACACCTCTTACACATACGACGAAGCCGACGCGGCCCAGGCCGAAGGCATGAATGCTTTGAAAGAACTGTCCGCCGAGTTGGACCCCACGAATACTGCGCAGACATCTCATGAATGGGTCCAGAACATGATGATTCTGTATAACCGAAAAGCGGGTGAGACACTCCGCCAGAAAGGCAATGGCATCCTCCGACGACACTCTGCGCCCAAGGCCGCCGCGCTTGCGCAATGGACGGCCATTGACCCTTCCTTGGGCTTCTTGGCTTATGAGGCAGCCACCTTCTGCCTGGCTACGGAAGAGGACACGAGGCATTTCGGCCTTTCAGAAGTGGATGCCTATGCTTACGCAAGCTCACCCATTCGCAGATACTGTGATTTGGTGAATCAGCGGATTTTGAAGGGCGCGTCTGCCACAGTCCAACAAGAAACCGTGGATGCGCTGAATCGGCGTCAGAAGCAGGCGAAGGCGTTTAGCCGAGACTTGTTCTTCATGCGTGAGCTTGCAACAGACGTCAAAGTTCAAGAAGGGCTCATTGTCGCCCACACTGAAAAGGCAGTGAAGGCATACATACCGGCCTGGAAACGCTGCGTTAAAGTGCATTGCCTGGAAGGCATGCAAGGCATAGAAGACCTCCCTCCCGTGGGCTCACGCGTCACCCTGGAATGGCTCTGCGACTACCAAAAACCCAATTGGAAAGAGAAGATTATATTTCGTATCAACGCACAAATAGAATGAACGGGAGTATTCTTCTTATATCTACCCTCGTTATTATCTGGTGGATAGCCGTCTGGGGTCTCATTGATATTTTTTTAAAGGATATTCTTGGAAATTCCAAAAAATCTTATATCATGGTCTATTCGGCCATGATAGTCGTGGTCATCGCTGCCTTATACGCGTATCCTAGACTGGGAGAAAGTTTTGTGTAATACGCAAAGACGTATAACCAATCGTATTATTCTTTTTATAGCATAATACTATATGGGTAAAACTCAAAGCAAACTTTCCAGTAACCAGGGGTTGAAAAGAGCATTACTCATAGGTATTAATTACATAGATGAACCTGGTAATAAATTAGAAGGCTGTATTAATGATGTTAAGAATCTAAAAACTCAAATAAACAAATTTTATCCGAAATGCAATCAATTCAGAGTGCTAACAGACGATTCCACGAATTTGAATGAAAAACCAACTAGAAAAAATATTATAGATGGTATTCAATGGTTGGTTAAAGATTTGAAAGCAGGTGAGAATGTATTTTTTCATTACAGTGGTCACGGAGGATTAACAGTCGATTTGAATAATGATGAAAAAACGGGCATGGATAGTTGTATTTACCCAATTTCTGGAAAGAATATAGAAATTATTCTTGACGATGAATTAAAGATACTATTAGCTAATAAAATACCCAAAGGTTCGAAGTGTTTCGCGGTTTTAGATTGTTGCCACAGCGGCTCTGGCTTAGATTTAAGATTCAATATTCAATGTCCTTCCTACGGTAAATTAACTATTTCACAAGAAAATGCACATCAAAAAACAAACGGCTCTGTTATTTTCTTAAGTGGCTGCATGGATTCACAAGTTTCTGCAGATACTCTCAATGAGAAATCACAGCCGAGCGGTGCTTTAACAAACGCTTTACTTGATGTTTGGAATACATATGGGATGAATATAAAATTCAAGCATTTATTATGGGATGTCCGAAAATTATTAAAAGAAAGAGAATATGAACAAATACCTCAACTAAGTTGTGGCAATAGTTTAGACATTAATAATATATTTACGCTCGATTAAAGAAGGCAAATATGCCCTATCCTCAATATAATATCTAGTACATGATTAAATGGAACACTTTGGTGATTTTTGTAGTATAAACACCGTCGGAAAATATAGTGTCTCTATATGCTCTAAGGTAAACTGTAACGATTTGAAAGACGAATCTCAGAAACAAGATTGCCTGGATTATCAACGCAGACAAAAAGAATTTTGGGATAGTCCGTTCGGTATATTATTAATAGTTGTGTGCGTTATTTTTTTGATATATGTATTTTTGCCGAATCGTGCAAAGACGCTTATTGTCTCATATATCCCCAAGAGAATAAACAAGTTTTTCATGCTCTAAACCCGCAAATACAAGCTCTCCGCCACCACAATATCCCGCAGAATGAGTTGCCGTGCTTCCGAAAGCTCAGCAAGCCATTCCAACTCCCCTGTGAGTCCACACATCGCCAGGAACTCATCCAGAAGACCCGAGAGTTTCAACAGCGCCTTCATCATGTTCCCCTCGAATATCTCGTGCTGCACGCAAAGCTCAGGGAGACTCATATCCCCCCTCAACCAATCCGCCACCGGCTCAATCCATTCCGTATTGATATCCCAGTAGCCCCGCCGCCCAGACTCAATCGGAACACCGTGCTTCCTTTCCAACTCACAACACTCCTTTGACACATCCACCATGAGCCACAAATAACTCTTGACAAGGTCACTTACCGCCAAGGCACTCGGCGCAGTAGGCATCACATCGTCCCTCGACTCCCCCAAGAAGAGAGCCAGCATCGTCAAAAGCTCTACCGCTGAGCAATGCTTTAAGTTTTTCTTCAAGGATAAGAATAACTCGGTCATAAGGAATGGCTGCGCCTCATTCGCCTCCGATGCCAGACGACCACGCAGGGTCAGACGTCCCTCGCTTACGTATCCGTATTCCTCCAGAACGCGGCGACGAAGCAGGGCACCAGGGACTTGGTGCTCCGCATCCTCCGCCCGCCCCCTTTTACACGCATCTCGCAAGTCTTGCAGCTGTGCTTGGAGGGAGCGCCTCTTCTCAAAGCGCTCCAAAATCGGCTTCCAAATATTCGTTCGGTGATTATCTTCCCAAGCCACGAGCTCTCGTTGCGCGCTTTTCCGCTTTGCGTTTTGGCTGGAAGCAATCCGGTTTTCAATCTCCGCCCGAGCTGCACATTCTGCCGCTTCCTCCTCCGTCAACGGAATGCCCTCAATCTGGCGAGAAAGAGCCTCTGCATCTGTCTCCAAAGCCTGTAGGCGTTCATTCTCTAGAGCCCGCCAGTAGCTGTTTTCAACGAGCGATTTCTCTGTTAGATGGTCGCCCTGACTCTCGGAAGCATTCATAATCTTGAACAAGAAGTCGTAATGGAAATTCATTCGTGAGCCGAAGGTGGCCGCCTTGCCGCACATAATCTGCAACGCCTCGCTAGTCGTCACAGGGTCTCGCTGTGGCAGATAAATCACCAGCCCCCGGTCATCCTTGCCACGCCGCCCAGCCCGCCCCGCCATCTGGATATACTCCGCCGACTTGAGGAGGCGCATAGAGCCGTCGGTGAATTTCTCTAGAGCCGTGAATATCACCGTTTTCGTGGGCATGTTAATACCCACGGCAAAGGTCTCGGTGGCAAAGAGAACTTTCACGAGGCCGCGGGAAAACAGAATCTCCAGGATTTCCTTGAGAAACGGCATGAGGCCGCTGTGGTGAAACGCAATCCCCTTCATGGCCAGCGTGCGCAGAACATGCGCTTGCGGACTCTTCTCTAGGGTGGCCTTGTATCTGGACAAGTGGAAGTCCCAGATATGTGCCACCGCCGCCGAATCCGACGAGTCGAGGAAATCGTGCTCCACCTTTGCCGCCAACTTCTCGCATCCGGCACGAGAGAAGACGAACACGATGGCCGGCAGACCGCCCTTCAGATGTAGGCTCCCGAGGCAGGCGTTCATATCGTGCTCAAACGACTTGGGGCGCATCTTTCCGCCGACGCCGCCGACCATGCCGTCTGCCTTCAACGCGCGCACCTTATCCTTGAACTTGTCGTGCGAGAGAAGAGCACCATCTCGCTCCGCTAGCCACCGGCTATACACATCCCCATGAAAGACCTCCTTGCTGTCATAAATGATGCGTTGCTCAGCTTTACCATCTATAACACAATGCTGTAGAGGCACGGCACGCCATAAGGTGCTAATGAGCCAGATACGTACCTTCTTGGACTCCCCCAGCCAACGCGCAAATCCGAATGGAGAGGACAGCGTCGCTGAAAGAAGGATGAGCTTGACGGCGGGCGGCAAGAGAATCAGTGTCTCTTCCCAGACATGCCCTCGGTCTACATCGTTGATGTAATGGACTTCGTCAAATATAACAGCGTCCAGGCCATCTAGAGAAAGCAGTGCCGTCGTCCCCACGGATTCCGTGGAAGTCCCCTTCTTGAACAAGAGATTCCGAAGAATCTCCGTGGTCATGACGATAATCTGCGCATCGGGACGGAACTTGATGTCCCCGGTCATAATGCCCACGGATGTCTCAGGGAACAACTTCTTCAAATCATTGAATTTCTGATTACTCAATGATTTGACGGGTGTTGTGTAAAAGATGCGTCCGCCACGCTGGATGGACTTGGCGATTTGATACTCGCCGACGAAGGTCTTGCCAGAGCCGGTCTTTGCCGTGACGAGGACGTTCTCGCCGGCCTCAATGGCGGCGATGGCGAACTTCTGGAAGCGGTCGGGCTCGAATCCGGTGGACAGTGCGGGAGAAGAAGGCGGCTCGGGCACGGGCTCGGAATCAGTGACCACGCGGACGAAATCACTCATTCTGTTATGGGGGGACTGATATAGGCAAGCCGGCGCCACTTCAATTTTTTGCCCCCAGTGATTTGACTAGACACGCCCTGCAAAGGTGTAATAGAAGTATGTATATAAAGCGCCAATCACGAGGGCTGCTCTAAGAACGGATTTGCCTGGAGAAGCAGACGACGCCTCAAGGCTAGAAGGCGCCGCGGCTGGAGTAGCAGAAGCAGAAGCAGAAGCAGGCAAAACAGAAAAAACAGCCTTCTCTTTAACCTGAGGCTGTTCCTCTAGCTTTGAGGCGTCAAGTTCTTCAGGCGACATACGAAACTTCAGCATAACAGGCTTCTCGGCCACTTTGACGGCCACGGAAATGGGACCAGAGGACAACTTCTTCGGCTCTTCTGCAGAAGTGGAAAAACAACACTTGAACATTCTTTATTAGACGTTATATTTATATTTTAGACCTCGCTCAAATAATTGAAGAAGCAGAAGGATTTGGGAAAGGGAGCAGTCCTTGTGCTTTGTGAAAAAGATGACCTTCTGTCAACGACAAATGAGATGTTCAAACAATACAAGACATTTGAGGCACTCAAATCTGCTCTAGGAAAGACTTAATCTGATTGGCCATGGCATAGGCTAATTTCACAGGCACTGCATTGCCTATCTGCTTGTATTGATTTCCTACACTCCCTTCGAATACATAGGAGTCAGGAAATGTCTGAATCCGTGCATATTCTCGAACATTCAGAGGCCGATTTTCAATGGGATGACACCGCTCTGTTTGTTTTTGGCAAGGAGATGTTGTTAGTGTAAGGCTCTGCTCATTCATAGCGAGGCGCCTTGCTATGCCTCGTTTACCACCACCTGCAGCAAGACCCTTTTCCCCCATATAACTTTTTTGAATATCTTTGGGCAAGTTTACCCAACATCCGCCTTGAGGCACAAGTTTCATGACATTTGCTTTGTGCTCAGGATAACTGGCACCTACACTTGGGGGGACATCCGAGAGCACGTCTTTTAGAACAACCATCTTTTTACTCTTTTCAGGGTACGCGAATGTCTTTGAAATAGATGAATGTACACCTACAATTAAGATTCGTTCGCGCTTCTGTGGGACTTCATAATCTTTTGCGTTTAGAACTTTGTTATACACCTTGTATTTACCGCTATTCTCGAAGAGTTGAAGGATTCCTTTCAACGTTTCTCCTTTATTATGCGTTGTAAGTCCCTTTACGTTTTCCACTACGAATATTTTAGGTTCGCAGTCATTGATTAATTTATTGAACTGGACAATAAGTTTACCACGAGGGTCATCAAGACCCTTTCGCTCACCTGCCTGAGAGAATGCCTGGCAAGGTACGCCTCCCTGAAGCACATCTACTTTACCCTTGTATGATTTCAAATCCAAATCTACCATACTCCCTTCTACAACATTTACTCCTGGGTGATTCTTCCGCAGTGTCTTACAGAATGTTTTATCAACCTCGTTGATTAGAAGTGGTTTAAAACCAGCTTCTATGAATCCACTGCTTAATCCTCCACAACCCGAACAAACTTCAATGAATGTTGGTTGGGTACTGGTGAGAACTACTGGCTCGCTACTAGGAGCTTGAGAATCTGTTAGTAGTTTAGCGATTTCCTCCTTCTTCTTGCCGCTATACCCTTTGATTTTCTTATCCTTGCACAACGCAATAAGTTCCTCGCGAGTTTTCGTGGAATAGTCCATTTGGTTTGACTGTATAATAGTGGTTGTTGCTGGGTCAATTTTTAACGCTGCCTCATTCGTTTTTGATAGAATCTCTTGGACTTTCTTCTCCACAAGCAAGTCAATCGTGTTGTCCTTTTTACAGGGGCTTTTGCGGGTTTTGTGGTCTTCCAGGTGACCCTTCTGAGAGAACACCTTCTGACACGTTTTGCAGGTATATTTCGTCATTTGCCTATAGTATACATGCACATAACCTTTAAATCTTTAACGAACTTTAACGAATTCGTTAAACCGGGCGAATTAATTCTTGTAGACTTTGAAATTCTTTCTATCCTTGTTCCACCAGTTAAAAAAATAGTTGGTATAGCCCTTGGCCTTGGACTGGTCTAATATTGCCTGTACGCCCTCGCGTTACATCACAGAAATCCCCTTGATGATATGATACGTATAGAGAGCAATCGCCAATACAAGAAATGCCGTTAAGCTGCTGCTCAGCACCGATAGACGAACGAGCTCCCAATTCCGCTCCTTCTGTAGGTTATCCAAATGGTCGTCATCCTCAACATCATAAAGATACTCGCTCAAAACGGAAAGGGGAACTTCCGTGCCATTCACCGTAATCCAAGTCCTGCCGTCTCCCTTCTTGAAAGAAGAGATATCATACCGCCTCGTGAGTCCGTCGTCAGAATAAATCGTCTCGTCGAAATACTTTCCGTATGTGCCAGAGATATCTCTAAGCTGTGCAGCCACAGGGCAGCAGCTCTCTACCGAGTGCGTGCAGTTCTCAAGCGAGTGCGAGCAGTTCTCAAGAGGCGTGATGTTGGACGACATGGTTGTGTAGTTGGACTTATACGACTGCGCAGCCGCCCCATCAATTTTTTTCCAGGGACATAAATAACTAAGGCAAATATAAAAAAAGAAATGTCCACACACCCTCTTACCATTACGACTCTTGTGATAGGCGCAGACTACAGGAAATCTTTGTCTTCTTGCCTCCAATCCAAGGCAGAGTATGCAAAGAAGCACGGATATACGTATATTGAAGGGGGCGAGAAGACATGGGACAGAAAGCGTCCTATTTCTTGGTCAAAGATTCCCTTTTTCTTAGATATTTGCAAGAACCTTCCTGAAGGAGCCTTGATTTGGCAGAGCGATGCAGACGTGTTTATTACGAACCCCGAGCTTTCATTTGAAACCCATGTTCTACCCCTCTTACCCAATAACAAAGATTTCTTGTTGACGTTTGATGCGTGTGGGCATATTAATGCTGGGAATATTGTATTCCGAAACACTGCGTGGTCAAGAGATTTCTGGCGGCGCGTATATGAGCAGAATCAATACACGTATCATATCTGGTGGGAAAATGCCGCCATTATTCATTTGCTGGAGACAGTTCCTTCCGATAGAGAAAAGATAGAAGTGACCCCACACCACAAGGTTTTTAACGCGTATCTCCGAGGCGTGGAAGGCCAGCCTCTTTGGGAGCAAGGAGATTTCTTGGTACATTTCGCTGGTGTATATGATGCAGAGCAGATGCGTGTGTTGGTGGAGTGTATTCAGCGTGGAGAGACTCCGAGGATTTCTATGTAGAAGATAAGAATGGATTGCTGCTCTCCCGATGTTGGTGATTGCAGGAAATGCCATCCCGAGATGTGGAAAAAACAGAAAGGTTCTTGGATATCGAAATTATTTCCGAAAGAAACCATGTGTAGAAAACGGGTTTCAAGAAGACTGAGGAAAAAGAGAAATATCTTCACTCGCAAGGTCTAAAGATTCACAGAGCTATCTGTGTAGAGGGGGTTCCGTCAAACCTACCTCGGAAAAAAAGTTGATTTTTGCTGCGAGCTTATTTTACGGACGGACAGGTCCCGTAACTCAGTTGGTAGAGTGTGGTGCTTATACAATTAGATGTATACTTTTAGGCACGCCAAAGTCGCGGGTTCGACCCCCGCCTGGACCATTTTTTTGTCTTTTCCGAAAGGCCAAAAAAATGGATCGTATAAGTAGAAATGAACTTTTTTGGTGCTCCTGAAGCGAAGAAGAACAATGCGGGTGCGAATGCGGCGACTGCGGCTGCGCCTCCGCCTCCGCCTGCGGCGAACGGGGCCAATGTGAGTGCAGGCGCAAACGGCCTGCGTCGCTCTCGCAAGCAAAGCGGTGGTGCCAAGGCAGCGAAGTCCCGCAAGGCGGCGAAGTCCGCCAAGAAGACTCGTAAGGCGCGTAAGGCGGGCAAGACACCGGCGGTGGGCTCCAAGGCCCAGGTGTTCCACGGCTCCGCCAAGCACACATCCGGCGGCCTGACCAAGTCCGACCTGATGAAGCACAAGGGCCGCATCGTCAGCAGAAAGAAGCACGCCCTCGGCAAGAAGGCGTTCAAGAACCTCGTGAAGGCGGGCTACAAGCCCAAGAAGGGCACGTTCAAGCTGTTTAAGTAAAACTTAAACAGCGAACGGTAAGGAGCTGCTTCGCAAGAAGCAGCGACGAACTCAAGCTGTTTAATGCGTAAGCTCTTCAAGGCGTAAAAGCTCTTCAAGGCCTAAGCCTAGAAACCATCCAAATAAGCATCTATAAAGTTCTTACGAAAGACCTTTATAGATACAAGCAAGTACTAGAAAATAATACCACCTATCTCTAAAGAAGAATGCAGGCAAAGCCTCCAGAGCCTCCTATAAAATGCTCTAACGACGTGACATTTATAAACATAGTTCAAGAATTTGTGTTAAAGGAGTCTGGTCTCTTCACAATATATGCCTTATTACTTTTAACACTGCCACTGAAAGACATCGTATTTCCGAAGTTGGTCGGCAGCCTCTATAATGCCATTCAAGGAGGAAAAGAAATACAGACAATTGTCATAGGAATTGTTGCCATTATAATTTCTCTACAAGTGATTAACGTTATTTCAGATTACGTGGAGTTACAAATGCATCCAGCAATGTATAAATTCATCCGTGAAAAAATCATGGATCATTTATTCAAAATCAAAGAAACCAATTATAGCGACGTTGAAATTGGCGGAATTATCTCAAAAATCGTGAAACTTCCGAGCATCATGCATCATCATATAGAGAATATACGGGCGTATTTGATTCCGTATGCTATTACTACCCTCTGTATCTTAGCGTATATATTCTATTTGGATTGGAAGTTAGGCTTACCTCTTCTCGGCGTCCTATGTGTATTTTTTACAACCTTATATTATTCATTCGGCACATGTTCTCCTATTGCGTATAAACGAGACGAGGTGTTTTCGCTAATGATGTCGAATACCGACGATATCTTGAGAAATATGATAACCATTATGAGTTTCAATAAGAAAGAGCAAGAAAAGGACGAACTCAATGAAATACACAAGGCCTATGCTGAAAACACGATTGGAACATTGAATTGTACGTTGTATTCCAAGTATATCAATGCGCCTATTATATTAGGATTCGTTATCTTCGTGTGTTATTACTCTTACACAAAGATGAAGGCGAAGAAAATGACTCCTGGTGAATTTGTAACGCTATTGATTATGTGTTTCATGCTAATGAACATTCTCTTTTCCACCTTGGATAAATGGAAGGACATTCTTCTGCGCAATGGAATTATAGAGAATTCTCTGAAATCCTTTGAGGAATGCCATATTTCCAGAGACCCTTATACGAAGCCGGCGGCAAACAAACTTGGCTTGCGTTTCCAAGATGTTCGGTTTTCTTATATAACAACCGATACAGAGCGTCCCGTGTTTGATAATTTCACTCTCGATATCAATACGAAAGAAACCACGCTCATCGTAGGAGAAATCGGCTCAGGTAAATCCACTATCATATCCCTTTTACTCAAATACCAAACTCCCCAGAGCGGCGAGATTTTCTTAGAGGGTGTTCCTTATTCTAGCATACCCACTACCGATTTACGGAAACGTATTGTATATATACCTCAAAGCCCTATTCTTCTGAATCGTAGTGTATACGATAATATTGTATACGGAATAACGCCGCCTCCTCCCCAAGAAGAAGTTGCCACCCTCATTCGTAATATGAAACTCAAGAGATTTCTGGACAATTTGCCGAAAGGCCTTGATACTTCCGTGGGCGTACATGGAAATAAATTATCGGGTGGGCAGCGGCAGATAGTATGGATTCTCAAGGCGATTTTGATGAATCCTGAGATTATTATTATGGACGAGCCTACTGCAGCTGTAGATGACGAGACGAAAGGAATTGTGCACCATTTGCTGGAAAAGGTAGTCCAGGGTAAGACGGTCATCATGATAACGCATGACCCGTATCTTCTGAAATTTGCCAATCGTATTATCACATTGAAAGATGGAGAAGTTGTGGAGGATAGCGCGCGTCCTGCTCAGCATAAGCAGCAAAGCCAAGAGCAGAGGTACAGACCCTATAAATAATGAATATATGATACGAATATAAGCCAAATACACAATGTATTTGGCTTATATTAAATAAGAAGCATAAGCAAAAGCATAAGCAAATTATTTGCGTTGGCGGCGGGTTTTCTTTTGACGGCGCTTTGATTTACCCTTACGAGATTTTCTGAATGCAAGAGCCTTTGGTGATACACCAGAATTATTTCCAGCTTCTGCTCCTTCTGCTTCCCCTTCTTCCACAGCAGCGGCGTTGTTCGAAAAGTTCAATGCTCTAGCAACCGACTTTCCATTGTATCCAATCAATCCCTTTTCCATAAATCTCCTTTTATACTCTTCCCACGCTGCAGTGGCTAACTGTTTTTTCGCACGCATATTTACCTCAGCATTTGGTCTGCCTGTTACTAATTCTAACGGTATGGGTGCATTGACAGGAATATCATAGTCTTCAGCATTCTTGGAAGGAATAGGCAGACCATGTGTCTTATCCCTATTACACATATATTCTTCTTTCAATCCAAATTTTTCATATGGCCTTCTTTCACCCCTTTCCATCTTAGCCTTTTCATCTGCAAGAGGCACTCCTTGAAATGTTTTTCCACTGGGCATTCTACTATACTCTAAGAAGATAACCACTTGGCAACTCCTTCCAACACTATGGCCGCCTCTTTTTTCGTATATTCATCATTCACCGTTCCATCGTGCGGGTCATACCAATACATACACCCACGATTATCAGATTCTTCTATATTCGACCACACTAGTGCCGCCCCACTTGCAGCAATTTCCTCGCCATGCTCTTTCATCTTCGCCGCCAAAGAAGAAAGCCCAGAGCCACGCGCACTCAAGACTTTCTCCACCGTTTCCTGGGGACACCGATGCGGGAAAAATATCGCCTCCCACTCACACGCCACCGATGTCCCATCAGAGCCTCCAATAAGCGTCACATCCAACTTCTGCTCTCGCCAACGCTGCCAAAGCGCCCTCGGGATTTCGCACATGGTATTTGCACAGAGCCACAGGATACGCACCGGTTTCGGAGCATTCGCCACATAGGTCGCCACCATCTGCGCCTCAAAGGAATCTCTCACTCGGAAGATAATATCCCAACGCCGCCGACCCACACTTCCTAGAAGCGAAACATTACTCGCCTTCCCCATAGATTCCTGGATCACTAAGATGCTACGCCCCTTATATAAGCTCTGCGATTCTATCAGGTTGAAACGACGTAGCCATGCCCGCTCATCACCTATTACTAAAAACCGATGCGCCCGTAAAGGCGAATCAAATCCTTCCACCCGTAGTGTATCTTCTCCTACGGTGCCTCCTGCTGTTGCTCCTCCAAACATAGTTACTTATTACACGTATCTTTCTCCCCCAATATTAGACGCAGCGGCACCATGTCCCTCACACAAAAAGCCATCGCCGGATTTTTCCTCCTGCCCCTCATCGACGCCCCGTGGCTTTTTCTGCAAGTCTCGGCCAGCCAAGCCATGTTCTCCAAGATACAAGGCGGCCGCGCCGTCCAAATGACCCTCTGGCCTGCAATCATAGTGTATATCGCCCTAACCTATCTCCTCCTCCAGCAAACCTCCGTATGGGGCGCAGCCCTATCAGGCTCCGCCGTATACGCCGTCTATGATTTCACGAATCTCGCCGTATTCAAAGATTATACCTTAGAATTCGCCATCGCCGATTCCATCTGGGGAGGCGTCTTATTCGCGCTAGCATTCAGCATTCTACGCCACTTTTTTCCGTTGTGAAAAAGAGAATGTCCCTCCCTTATAAAAACTATCTGACTTCGGCTATAGTGGCCGGCCTCGCATATAAACCCTATACAGAAGTCCAAGAAGGTTGGCGTGAAAAATCCGTAGAATGTTTGAAAGGTGCAGAAGAATGCCCCACCTTATACACATCGTGCCCCACTACCTCCCCCTCTACGACTGTTCAAGCGTATAGTTGGATAAAAGACCGCACGTTTTACCTGACATTCCGAGGAACACAGGGCAAGAAAGATATTCTCGCCGATATAAACATCCTCCGCACGTATTTATTCCCTGAAGGAGACCGCAATATTCTCGTCCATTCAGGATTTCTCTCCTATTTCCAATGTGTAAAAGGGGATATTATAAGTAAACTAGAATCCACCACACATCTCTTTGACACAATCCACGTAACAGGGCATTCTCTAGGAGGAGCCATTGCCACCATTGCTGCAGGTATGATAGGCCAGGTGCTGAAGGAAGCTCCTGCGCAGAAAACGGAAAATCCAAGCGAAAAACCCACCGACATCCACAAAAAACGCGTTGTATGTCATACGGTAGGGTCGCCTCGTGTTGGAAATACTCATTTCGTCAAATGGTTTAACGACCATGTGGACGAGAATATGCGTATTGCCAATGACGATGACCCTGTAACACTGTTTCCCATTTCTTTCTTATATACCCACGTATCTGAATCCATATGTATTGATGACCACTGTAAAGTGAAACATTTGACTGCCGATACTAAATGGTATTGGCGTCTTTTCCAATTACCGTTTGAAATAGATTACAGGGCACCCATATCAGACCATAGTTGCGATTTATATATTCATCGTCTGATGAAACTGGTTGCAGAGAATTAGTATTCTGCCTCCCAGACCCTCGGCCTAATCATCAAACTTCCACGCCCAGTGTAAAAGGGCTTGTCTTTGTCTAGGGCGACAGCTCAGCCCATCCGCCCCTAAACCACCACACGCCTTTTTCACAGCCCCATAATGTCTCCTGAAGTTTTTCCAGCGCTGGATTTGTATTGCATCCAGCGCTGGCAACCTGCGTCCCATCCAATAGCGACAATACCATTGAAACCATCCGCGTTCGTCCGGATTTTCCTTACTGGAAAGCACTTCCCTTTTGCCGCCTAACTTTTTGCCTCCAGGTGAATACACCCATCCTGCCTTGCGCCATTCCGACAAAGGCAGACGAGAATCTATCTTGAAATGATTGACTGCAATATCTGATTCTGAAGGACACAGTTTCCCTAATAAACCCGCCCTCCAGAACCATTCGGCGGGAAATTCCAATAAACAATCATTCAAATACTTTCCCCCAAATGCACCTAAGGCAAGAATCTCGCCAGGAGTCAAATACGGCTCAAATCCTGGGGCAAAATTGGTCCCAGGCTCTTCCGTTAAAACATAAGAATAATCTTTTTCCATACGATTCCATACCTTTATAGTATCGCCTTTGTGAAAAGAATGTAAAGGTCGCCCTTTCGTCTTTAACACTTCGAACATATCTTCCACAGATTTCAAGGAAAGCACCCGCTTATCCATTTACTTATAACCTCACAAAAAATTGCCGCCGGCAACCCTAGCGAAAACAAGTCCCAAAATGCTTGACCAGAAGACGAACGAGTTACTGCACCAATGGCGTCTTAGTCTGACGGACAGAGAGCGTGCACTCCATGACTTTGCGGCTGTCCAATTGAAGAAGTCGCTGAATCCGAATCCTGCAGACGGAGACAACGGCTCCTATTTCCCCGAGAAATGCCACGCATTCAAGCAGTGGTTGAAGTCCCAAGGACAGCAGCAGTCCCAAGGGAAGAAGGCATAACAGGAACTAATTCTATTCCCGCCCGAAGGGCGGCCAGCTCAGAGAAAGAACTCCCAGCGGACGCCAGGATTTTGGAGCAACGGTGTAAAAGAAGCCAGTCAATCACTCCGGCGAATTGTTGCTGCTCCGTCATTCTTCCCAGGACAGTCGTCGGTGAGTAAATCGCCTCCCCATATAAATTCTGAAACCTCATTTTTACTGCAAGGTCGTCCGTAACGAGACAGAATCGCGCATCCTTATTCAGCGCGAGCTCGTCTTCAATGGCTCGTTCAAAGGCGGCCACGGGAGATGCGGCGATACACTTCACGTGGTCCGTTCTGCGCACATGAACTCCGACCAAGATTCCCTGATGAATACTTACCTGCTCTTCTAACCCTGGGACAATACGTATGCTCCGAAGCGCGGCGAGACCACGAGCCGTGGCGTTTTCCAAGTCGGCGTGGAAAATGCTGTAGCTTTGCACACGGATTTCATAATCGGAAAGCGCAGCCGCAACGTACATATCGGTGTGCGATAAGACCTGTTTGGCGCCGTTCAAATACGTTGGATGGACGTATGTTAGGCCGGCGATGGATGAAGGGTCAATCAGCTGCTCCAGAGAGCATGGCATATGCCCCTTTTCCACAGGCCAAAAAAGCTCCAAGGAGGCACCGATATCTTTCGCCCAAAGCATCCCTGAAACAATGGAACGCACTCGGTTACAAAATCCGCCCTGGAGACGAAGGCAAATCTTCTTCTGGCGGGTCATCTTATCATATGTATGCTGAATTTCTTAGACCCGTGCCCTCTTCTGCCTTCTGTCTTCTGCACTGCGGCTGAGGCTGAGGCTGACCTCAGGTGTCCCGGTCTAAAATTTTTTTGCGATCATCTAATATCGTATAGACTGGAAAAATTAAACAGTATCTTGTCTTCTGTGCTCAAACAGCACCCCTCGGCCGGTAGTTTCTACGTCATTTCACGTCCTCGTGTCCAGCGCCAGCTGTTCACCTGGAAAAGCTTAATGCCTGAAATCAAACCATACTATGCAGTCAAGTGTAATCCAGAGCCGCAACTTATTAAGTGGCTCGCCCCTGAGGCTGGATTTGATTGCGCTAGTGCCAGGGAGATTCAAGTTGTAAAAGAACTCGCTCCTAAATCTGATATTGTATTCGCCAATCCGTGTAAAAAGGAAGACGATATTTATTATGCAATGAAACAAGGCGTCAAGACCACCGTCGTCGATAGCTACGAAGAAATCGATAAGTTATATCACTGTCGTTGGGGCGGCAACTCGTTCATTCGCATTCGCGTGGATGATTCTGGGAGTAAGATGCGATTCGGCGAGAAATTCGGCGCTTCTTTGAAAGACGCGGAAGGTCTGGTGAAATACGCCGAATCCAAGGGTCAGGAGATTTCTGGCGTGAGTTTTCACGTCGGCTCAGGATGTACCACGCCTTCTCAGTACACGAAGGCGATTGCACAGGCGAATAGTTTGCTAAGCATAGCCCCCGCCGCAAAAACCATCGACATCGGCGGCGGATTCACCGACACGCATATAGAATCCGCATCAAAGGCAATCGCCCTAGGAAAAGAGCTTCTGGCCGACGATGTCCGTCTCATCGCGGAGCCAGGGCGGTTTTTCGCGGAAACGAGCCACGACCTGTTTGTCAAAGTGATTGGCAAGAAGCCGAGCGCAAATGGCAAAGGGTTTCGTTATACGATAGACGAAAGCCTTTACGGACAATTTTCCTGTATACCCTTTGACCATGCACAACCACGGTGGATTCGTATTAGCTACGGTAACCATAAAAGGAAGAACAAACCAGCGGTCCTCTATGGTCGCACATGCGATAGCGTGGATATGATAGCATCCGCCCAAGAGACCGAAGAGTTAGTTGAGGGCGACTGGCTCTGGTTTCCCAATATGGGCGCTTATACGACGGTGACAAGCACGGAATTCAACGGATTTCCCAAGCCTCCACTCATTATCCTAGATAAGTATGCAGAAGAGCAGCTACCCCCAACACAACCTTTTACACAGACCCAATGGCCTTCTGGATTACAATATGTGAGTGCAGTCACATGCCCTAATATATCATCTGGGGAGAATGAGCCAGTATTGAATATCTCCTAGAATTTTTATCGTAATATATTCTTATCAATCCACTTATAAATATTATTGGTTGTCGTCGTATTATCATTCTCAAATGTCTCTATGAACTTCCGCCATTCTTCATCGGTTTCCTGTCTGTCTGTGGAAGCCAAGACGTATCTGCGAAACATCATACGACTTATATTGGAAGACCCTGTCTCCTGATATAATGCGAGTTTCCCCTCCAATTCACCCATTTTCTTATTTGTCTGTGCCAACTCCGCTTTCACACCTTGTATCTCAGCTAGAAGAGCATTAATGATTTCAAAATGACTATCTACCATGGCCTCAACATCTGCCTCTACACGCGCGTCCATGCTACACGTTAGGCATGATAAAAAATGACGCATACGTGCGCACAAAGTAAGGTCCCCGTTATGCCTCAAGCACGACAAGCAAAAGAAAGCTTTGATGCGTTCATAGACAGACATCTGTTTAAGATAAAGGTTTTGTGGATTATCTATGTATTTGCTTCGCTAATAACTCTAGGTGCTGGTATAGGATGTGTATTACGATTTGGAGATAGTGTTAAAGGATGTGGCGAGACATTGATTGCAGGCGTGTGTGGGACATTGGGTATTCTCATGTATTGTATTGCTTGCGTTATATTATGCGCATATGACGCCTGTAATGAACGACGAATTGATTCTTGCCCTGACTATCCTTTACCCCTGTCGCGAGTCGCTGGTCCCGGGCTAATAATATAAGCTATGTATTTAGATTCGGGAAATGATATATGATAAACCGATAATATACACTTTATCACATGTGATGATTGGATTTGTAGGATATTTTTATATTGAGCTTCTCGTACTCTTTTTAATATACCAATTTTCGCAACTACTGATGAACAAACGTTTCTTTTTGTTTGAATGGAAATTAAAAGAAGGAAACTCTCTTCAACATACGCTGTATAAACTAAGAGAAACCGTGGTGGGATTTGTTCTCGCCGCTTTCATAAAAATTTATATCTTATAAGCCAATTAGGCCTTGGCCGCCTTCTTTTTCTCCCAATACGCCTTCCAGAATTCCTTGGAGCCGTAGGCGGGTTTGTCGGTGCTGGGCGTTTCTAAGCCGCGTAACTCTTTCGGAGTTGCCTCAATCTGTTTCTTTGCTGTTGCGATGATTTTCATATACTCGGCGGATTTTGCATAGACGTCGTCAGAATTCTCGTGTTTTACAATGGAGAGTTCATCTTCTGCATTCGCCTTCGTGAGAAAGGCGGCGATGTAGTCGGTTTCCTGTTTTTCTCGCGCGATGTCTTTCTTACATGACTCTGCTTCCTCGGACGGCACTTTGAGGCCACGGGAGAAATACCACTCTTGAACAGATAACCAAATCTCTTCAGCAGGGGTGCAGACTTTACGCGTCTGGGGTGGCGGCGGAGGAGGAGGCGGAGGCGGAGGCATTATTGCTGTTAGTTTCAAACAAGCGCAACGCCCGACTTCAATTTTTATTACTTCCACGCACCGAAATTCTTCCAGCCAATTTGGTTTCCACTAGAATCCTTTACGGTTTCTGTGGTCCATGTATACGTGCTGTCCTTGCGCTCTGCTGTTTTGATTGTATCTTGAATCTTCTTTGTAACCACATAGGCGAGGGCGAGAACTGAGCCGACTAAAATCACCATGAATAAAAAGGCCAGGAATAATCTCCACTCCATCTACTATGTAACGCCTAAAAAGCTGGGGTCTGTGAATAATTATAATGAAAGTCTTGGACGCAGGTTTTGTGGAGCTTCTCGATACATTCGGAGACGATTTGACGGTTGTGAATGCGGCTCGGGTTTCTTTCCACAAGGAGGTGGCGGAGATGACTGGGAAGGATGAAAAACTTATAACATATCTGGCGAAACATAATCACGTCACCCCGTTTTTCCATCCGCAAGCTCGTTTCCGCCTGAAGATGCCGATATTCGTTGCTCGGGAATGGTTTCGCCATCAAATCGGATTTGCGCGCAATGAAGTGAGCAGACGGTATGTGGATGAGCAGGCTGAGTGCTATTTGCCCGATGTATGTCGTGCTCGCGATACGAATGTGAAGCAGGGCAGCAAGGCAACAGGTGTCCTGGAGAATGACGTTGCCGTGGGGTTGATTCGCGACAGCAACGCAAGCGCGCAAGAGACGTATGAGCGTCTTCTCGGAATGGGCGTGGCTCCGGAAGTGGCGAGGACTGTTTTGCCTCAGGGAATGTATACGGAATTCATCGAGACTGGCTCATTAGCCGCATACGCGAGGCTGTGTGGGCTGCGCCTTGACCCGTCGGCACAGGCGGAGATACGCGCATATGCAGACGCGGTGAGAACCTTGTTGCTGGAGAAGTTTCCAGTGAGCTGGGGGGCTTTGTCATCTGAGCATTCTGAGGGCCCTTCTGGCAAGAGCAAACCAATCGAGCGGACCGTCTCGCAGGAAGAGTTGCTTGTAAAGTCGGCTTCGACGCATGCTTGCTAGCCTTCTCGGTCCGAGACAAAGTCATATGCCGCACACACTTGTCATCGCCAAATAGCCCGGCCGGCACAATCCTTTTACACAATTCATGAGAGCACACGTAACTCCAACTTTGCCCCGCACGCTTCTTATTGGAGCGCCATGCATCAGAGGAGGCGTCAAACCATTCTGGGGTGAATTCAGTGAATTCAGAGTATTCCATTGATTAATAATCGCTGGAATTCTCTAAACCATTAATAGTTGCTATGGACTTAACTCCACAAAATATTTCTATGGGCATAACTGAAGAAAGTATTAGTATTGTCAGTAAAGAAGCGCCCGCGGAACGTAGCGTGGCACTTGCTGCTCTTCGAGCGGAGAAAGGATATCCAGTTGAAGCTATAGATCTCATTCAGCGTGGCTTGAAACCTCCTACCAAAGAGATGGATGCAGAGCCCGCGGGAGCTGGAGGGGGTGGTGGCGGAGGTGGCGGCGGAGGTGGCGGTGCGTCGCGCCCCCCCGCGCCCCTGAGGGCGGAAGCAGCGGGCGGCGGTGGAATGGATGATGCGGAACCCGCTGGTGCCCCCAACGAAAAACAAGAGGGCTATGGTGGATATCTATTTAATAAAGATGGAAGTATCCCAATAGATGTTCAAATTATAGAAACTGCTGGAGATGGTGGCCATGATATAAAAGTTGGAAGGTCTGTAATAATAATAGTACAAATAGCAAGAGAACAACGCAGAATATTTGTACAAGCTAGAATTCCATATGCAGATTTTTTAAGTTTAAATGAACATGGCTTTGCCAAAATAATACATGCTGGTTTAAATGGATTAGCACCTTTTGACCCTTCAGGAAAACATTATATTACAAGAGCAGCCGCATCGGCAGCTGCAGACGCAGCCTCAGACTTCCGTAGTGGATCAAGCGCAGCAGCAGCAAGCGCAGCAGCAGCAAGCGCAGCAGCAGCAAGCGCAGCAGCAGCAAGCGCAGCAGCAGCAGGTGTTGGAGGGGATACTAAACATAATATTACGGCAGACTTAAGACTTCACATAACTCCCCCATTAGTTCATAGTGTTGACGAATTAAAAGCATTATTACTTTCAGATAACTTACCAGGTGAAGTTTTGGGTGGAATATTTTCTGTATCTCGTCCTTTGGCACAAACAGAAGAATTTAAAAATTTCATTAGAGATGAACTAGGAGATATATATACAGTAAGATTAGGTCTAGATGGAAGGAAACTTGTTATGCATGATTCATTAGATAAAAGTTTATGTATAATTCAGGAAGGTCATCTTTACATTTGTGCAGCAGATGTAGCTGACTCTTCTAAGGTAGGAACTACTATTGCAGATATACAGTCAGCAATAAGGGATGGAAGATTCTTAGCGTTACCAGTGACTGGTCTTTCTATGTGGGGGGCTTTTACAATTTCAACACTTATAAAGCCACTAGGAGTAGCAACCAAAGGTGTTGTGTGCACATCTGAGAACATTCCAGCTGTTAGTGAATATGCTGGAGTAAGGTGTAATTACGTTCTTGTTAAAGTAGATGGTAGTGTAGGAAGAACTTATGAATATGATATGGGAGCTGATATAACATGTGGTCCTTCAGTAAATGAATTGTCTCTTATGGCGGAAGCTATTATTAAAGAGCGCAGAAGAGATTATGATTCTGCGAACCTTGCATTCGGCACATTACCTCAAGGCCGACGTCCATTTTTGAAAACAATATTTGGTGTTCTTGTTCAGGCTTTTAATAATGGCGGTGAAGGAGAAGTTGTACGACTTCTTTCTTTTATTAAAGAATCTGCAGATTCTGGTCGTCATCATGCTGCTGTTCAATATAAATGTTTAGCCGCTGGAACTGTTGACGGGTTATCTCTCGTTGGATTTTTGAAAAGGGGTGTTCCTATTGCCTATGCAAAACTGGGAATTGTAGGAAAAGAATATATCCGTATACATTTTGCTTCAACATTACATCTACCACCAGGTAAAGAGTTAACGAAAGAAGGACTAGAAAATAGAAAAAAGGAGCGTGCGGATTATGAAAGAAAAAAGTTAGAAGATGCTGCTGCGCGCGCGGCGGCCTTGGCGGCCGCGGTGGCGGCGAAGAATGAAAGGGCGAAGCAGAACGCATTGGCACGCGAAGAGGATGCGGCACGCGTGCGAGCGGAGGTGGCGGCAGAGGCACGTAGACTCAATGAGGAGATGGCGGCAAGGCGGGCGGGCAGGGCGGAGTCGAGAGCAAGGGGGGTGGATCCCGCTAAAAAAGCAGAAAAGCGCAGCACCGTTGGCGAACCTAAGGTGCGAAAGGCACTTCTTGG